GCGCAATGCAAAATACTTTATTGTCTGTGTTCATTATAAGATGCCCTTTAGTTCGGGGAAAGTTTCTAGTAAGTTTAATTCTGGTCTTGAGGGTTGAACAAAAGTCTTATACCAGTTAGGTATATCATTCTTTAATCCATCTTCCATCATAAATTTAACAAGCCAGTTATCTTTGCCTACTATTGGATTATTTTGAAATGAAGGGTCAGTCTGTGCTTCTAACTTTTCTTTTACTTCAAGTTTAAATTCATAAGGCAAGTCTCGTACTCCTGCAGGCTCAACAACTATGTTATTGAATATAGCAACTTCATGCTCTCTGCACCATGCATGAAACTCTGGTAGTCTCCAAACGTTGAGTAAGCCAATGCTGTGTGATATACCCAAGTGTATCTCTCTATTATCATGCATCTGTTTAAATTTCTTAAATATCTCGTATGTCTCACTCCATTTACCTGGATATCTAATATACTCAAACTGTTCTTCTGTATTATCCAACGATAACATAATACGTACAAATCTAAAATGTTTAAAATATTTAACAAGTTTCTCAGGCCAGATAGTACAGTTTGTAAACCAACTGATATCAATATCTTTAGCAAGGTCACGTTCTATAAGAAACTTTAATAGTATTTCTTGTTTCTTAATCATAAACGGCTCACCGCCTGCTAACTCAATTTTCTGAATACTATGTGCATATTCGTTTAGTCCATCCCAGAATTCTGTCTTATCGGGCCATCTTTGGTATGGTGCATTGCTCATATCAATTGAACGATAGAATGAACCCCACTTAGAACTAGACCATGGAGAACATATTGCACACAATAAATTACATGTGTTCCCCATTTTTAAATCGATAGACTGTAGTGTGTCTGTTTTGAACACACCATGAAAGTCTTGGCTGTCTGCACTCCATGTTCGTTCTTCACGTTGTCTTTTACTCTCACCACCGCTTTTCTCTAAGTCGTGGCATTGTCTACAGTCACGTTCTAGTATATCATTATTAAAGTTTGCTATCCAGTCTTTTCTATCAGATAATTTCATTATATCTGGTAAAGAATATTGTTGTGCGTTTGCTGGGATACCGTTGATTTCAAACTTCTTTGTACTGATACAACACGGTTTGTAGTAGCCTGCGGAGTCGATTTCAATGTTATTTGATACGAATGGGCAGAATTTCTTCATAATTAAACCTTTTATTAACAAAAAATACATCATTTATAGCAGAAAAAACTTGACAAATATTAATTATATGCTACTATAATAGATGTAATAGTATTTATCTATGACAAAAATGTTAACTTTATGGAGAATGAGAGAATGAAACTAACAAAAATCGTAGTAGGTAGTTTGTTTGTATTGGGTTTGACTGCTTGCCAAACAACAACACAAGCAGGCGGAACTGTATTCCCGTCACCAAGTGATTTGAAAGTATCAACAAAGAATACAACAACTGGTAAACCTAGCACGAATGTATCTGTTAATAATGGTCCGTGGTCAGGTCCTATGATGGAGATAACAGAGAATACATTAATTAATGGTCCAACTCCAGGTAGGTATTCGTCCTTTCTAAAGGATACTGGTCGTCAACGAGGTGGACCCCACCATTGGACTGGAGATTTCAATAATGATGGTTATGTCGATTTCATTTATGGTGGAGCAGTCGATGATGGTAAATATAATTTGATATACTCAAACAAAAAAGACATCAACAATGGTGCAGACATCGTTGATAATGACCCACTAAAACAAATGTATTCGTGTGGCAAGATGGCTTGTATTACACCTAATATGATGCCTGAATTGTTTCTTGGTACTGCAAATGGAACTTGGGAAAGAAGTTCATATCTTCTAATTGATAAGCGCAAAAATGCAGGCATTCGTCATGGTAAACCTGCTGTTGCTGACTTTAATGGTGACGGTATCCAAGACTTCTGGTTTTATGATGATAAAGCAGACGAAAGCGGGCGAGTATCAAGTAACCAAGTTCGTTGGAGCGGATTCCGTGACAGTTACTATTTGTCTCAACCTAATGGCACTTGGTTAGAAAGTTCTGATACACATCTAAACAAAGTTGTTAATGATTTTGGTCACGGTGGTCAAGCAGGCGATATCAATGGCGACGGTTGGATAGATATGTTATCTACAACAAGCGGTAAACATGTTGATTGTTGGATAAACATCGGCGATGGTGTAATGAAATATCGCAAGTGTGTAGATGGCGCGGCGGCATATATTGTTGAACTTGCTGATTTCGACGGCGATGGTGACTTGGATATGTTCACTACACAACAAGAAAACTCAAATCAACCTGGACGCCCAAAGATATCATGTAATGATGGTAATGGTTGGTTCCGTGTATGTAAAAATATGTCAGTATTCACTGATGGAGATTATGATTGGGTCGGCTCAGTTGGCGCACGTTCATGGGATTTTGATAATGATGGTGACCAAGATATCATACTTATGCGTTTTAGAAATTTGTATGCCGGTGTCGCTATGGAGATTAAAGAAAATCTCGGTAATTTGAACTTCAATTCAGAGTTGACAGTACTGATGTCTGGTCCAACTAAAGAAGAATTTTCTAAGTTAACAACTGAGGCTAATCGATGGAACAAGTACTTTACATTGAAACTACATGATGTAAATGATGATGGCTTAATGGATGTTATATTTTATGATGGCAAATCTGGTTTATATGATAATACAATTTGGTTGAACAAAGGTAATTTACAGTTCGAACTGATTAAGAAAAATGATAAAAACAATCCTATTAAGCAGATTAGAGTTTCACAAACAAACTATAAAGAAACTGCTAGTGCGGAAATCTTAACGATTATTAAATAGTAATGTTTTGCGTAACCCGTCTTTAAGTGTAGTGAATTTATAATCACCAACTAAAGACAACATCTTAGAAACATCTGCGCATCTTCTGGACACACTTCCGGGAGGTGCGTTTTTGTATATAGGGTCTCTGTCAACACCAACAATCTCTCGTACAATCTCTGCTACTTCTCTGATAGTGGATTCATTTGGGTTGCCAATATGAACTGTATCGTTTGTAAATTTTTCACCTACTAATAAAGTTAATTCAGCGGCATCGTCAATGTAAATGAATGCACGTGTTTCGTTGTGACCATATAATACATCATCTCCTGCTTTTAATCGTTCTGCATATTCAGGAATGAAATGTGCTTTCTGTTCGCTACCGTATGCGTTATGATATCTAATGATAATGTAATCTAGGTCATGTTCTTTATGTGCGGCGTGTACCGCAATCTCTCCCATTAGTTTGCTACCTGCATAACTCCAACGTGTGTTGTCTATCTCATTAATTACCCCAACGTTTACTTCTGGTGTGGGGATATCTGTAATACCTAGTTGAACTGCACCAGCATATATCTCACTGCTACTTGCATACACGAACTTTGTTTTTGAATGCTTATATCTATGAATTAGATTTATGGTAGGAGTCAATGTACTATCTATGACAGATAATGGCTTTGTGTAGAAGTGTGCTGTATTGTTATATGCACACAAATGATACACTATATCTGCTTCAGGTAAAGATGCTACTCTTTCATTATCAGTCAAATCACATGTGTCAAAAATGTGTCCGTATGTGTTAGCAGGCTCATGTATATCAGTTAATCGAACATCATGCTCACTGTTCTCCAGTTGCTTTGCTAATGCTTGACCGATAAATCCAGAAGCGCCAGTGATTAGTATTTTCATTTCCTCATGCCTTCAAATACTGTTTTCTTAAACAGTTTGTTTTCTTTATCAATATACTCAAATAGTTTATTTGGTATGCCTAGTTTCTTACATGCATTGTTCATTGCCAATACATCTTTAGGTAAACAAGCACCACCGTATCCTCGTAGTTCAGGTTTGACATCTAAGTACTCGTCTGGTAAATCACTGTTACGTAAGAATGCTTCTTTTACTTTATCGTAATCTGCCCCCATCTTATCACTTATCTCAAACATTACATTAGAGAATACTACACGCAACGCATTGAATGTATTGTGATAATACTTCATAAGTTCTGCTTCTGTAGGCGAAACTCTCATAATATCTTCTGGTAGTTTGCCATGTGAACGTTGTACTAGATAGTAATAGTTTACATTATCTGTTCCTACTAGTAATAACTTGTGGTCGAATATAAAGTCATACTCTGCGCTTCTTTCTTTTAAGAACTCTGGAACAAATACAATTCTATCATCGTATTGTTCTACTAGTCTTTTAGTAGTGCCTGGTTCTACTGTTGACTTAATACCTATTACGCCTTCGTAGTTTGCTTGTCGTAGTTCTGCTATTACACTTTCTACAATACTTGTGTCGCATTCACCTTTGTCGTTTGTTGGTGTAGGTACACATAGATATATAATCTCTGCTTGTAACAAGTCTTCTATCTTTGTGTCGAGTGTAATGTCATGTGGTATAACTGTGTACCCACAATGTTCAAAGCCTGTCTTACATGCGTTGCCTACTACTCCTAAACCTACTAATCCTATTTTCATAAATTCTTCCACTTTACACTACAACCAAATGATGGGTTCGGTTCCCAATTAATTGGCTTGCCTGCTAATGTTAAATCTAATGCATGTCGTAAACTACTACCAGTTGGCATTAAATCATTGCTTGTATGACTTGGGTCTAGTTCGCCATGATACACGATAGTATCATCTTCGTCAATGACATAAAACTCTGGAGTACAAACTGCACCATATGTCTTTGCTATACTTTGGTCTTCATCGAATATATAATCACATGCCAATCCATACTTATTCTTAAAATCTTCCATAAATTCTGGTGCATCTTCTGGGCTACTATCGTCTGTGTCTGGACTTGCATCGTTACTGTTAACTGCAATACAATGCACTCTGTCATTGTAATCTTTTACTATCTTTGATATTGCTGGCATTCTAAACAAGACATAAGGACAATGGTTACAAATAATCATTACTAGTCTTACGCCCTTAACATCGTCAATTGGATGTGCTTTCTTACCTATCATATTTTCACTTGTCAATAACATTAGCCTACTACCTCAAACTCTGGTGTACAGAATACAAGTTTACCACCGTCTTCAATCCAGTCTTTTAAAATTCTATTAACAAACAGTTCTTTAAAATGAAATGGGAATACTAAGAAGTAATCTGCTTTCTCTTTTGCTTCGTCTTCATGTACAATAGGAATACTACTGCCAACTAGATACTTACCAATCTTATCTGGATGTATCTCAGCGGCACCACTAATCACATCACTATCTAGTCCATAGTATTGCATGATTGTGTTACCCTTAGTACTAGCACCCATGATATAAACTTTCTTGCCATCTGCTACTTCTGAACGTAAGAAGTTCATAGTCTCATCTCGGTTCTTATCGATATTTGATTTCCAGTCAGTATATCGTTCTGTTGAACAATCTTCTTCATAAGATATACTACCTTTATTTAGGTGACGTATAAACAACTGGTAACTACCACCATTAATATCATTCTCACGTACTTGATAAATCTCAAGTCCATTACGTTCTAATAAGTTTACTAATGCGGTGTATGAATAATATTCTAAGTGTTCATGTATAACATTACCTAAGTCGTTACTGTCTAGCATAGGCCGTGCAGTCATTAACTGACAAATCCAAACACCAGTATTGCTTAGTATACTCTTAATATCCTGTACAAAAGAGTTTGGGTTATCTAAATCGTAGAACATAGCAACAGTTGTTATAACTTTTGCTTTTTGAATATACATCTTCTTTTCCCAATTCTTTATGTTAAAGAAGTCTCCAATCATAATATCACAATTCTTTTTCAATTCACTGTGTATATTTTGTGCTGGGTCAATACCGACTTTTATAACATTATCAGGATAGAAACTTAGCAGTGTACCATCATTTGCACCGATGTCAACTACAATATCATTATCATATAGTTCTATTTCTTTCTGTGATTCGATTGTAATACTTTCTAAATTATCAACAATCTTTTTGTTTAACCTAGACAAATACCAATAGTTTTTATATAAATCTTCTTCACGCACAGTATGTGTCAGTTGAACTAAGTCGCACTCGTTACAATGCACTAGTGCAAGAGGAGCCATACCGATATCTGTGTTTGGTTCTTTGACAAATGCATTAATTTTCAAATCACCAATGTCGAATACTACGTTAAGGTCTGTGTTACCACAACTACGACACTTTTTAATTTGTTTTACTTTTGTCATTATAAATCCTTTATATAACTGATATCGGGATACGTATACGACCCTGCAATATCTTTGTTAACTGTTTTCGTCTTCTTAAAGTTTTCAAGACCCATAGTCGCAGTCTCTGGTGTCATAAACATATGATATCCTAAAACTGTCATCTTGTCATCTTCGTATGGTATGCTCATATCTCTGCCATCATGCACTGCACGTTGGGCCCAATCATAAAAATCTTTATCGTCTGTGAGTATCATACCACCTTTAATAGTACTTAGTATTTTTTTAAATTGAAAACTCAAACATTGGTAAGTTCCCTTGATATACATATTCTCAGTAAAGCGAGGAGCACCATCTACAATGTTTGTTGGTTCGATTGGATATACGCCCGACCATTGTCTGTCTGTGAATTCAACATCAAATCCGGCATGTATCATTTGCATAGGCGCACTAACATAAGTGTGCTTTGGTATTTTAACAGTACACGTTCCATGTTTCTTCTTATAGTATATAGCACTTAAAAAAATAGCATGACTACAACAATCGGTTGCAATACTATATGGTGCACCAGAGTAATCTGCAATTACTCTTTCGAACTCATGTACTTTATCAAATGGATTACTCATCTCTGTCTCGTCCGTACCAAAGTTCAGCGCCTAAATAAATTGCTGAAATGATTATTGAAGCCCCAGCCATGATTACAATATCACTCATTTCCTGTCACCTTTATAATAGGGTTATTGCATTTATCCCAATGCTTTGTTAACATACTTACAAAAGAATAATCTTCTAATGCTTTGAACTTATGAGAAGTTCCGGTTGGTATACGAATGCTATCTCCTACTTCTAATACAATAGTGATATCTTCTCCGTTAGAAACGAACTCAGTGTACTCACACCTTCCTGCAACAACCATCATATACTCGTTAAACTCAGGATGATAATGATACCCTCGTTCATCGTCTTTCTTTGTAACCATAAGATTGTACTCAGTCAAACTATCATTAACCGGGAAACTGAATATAGTACCTCGTTTATCTTTGAATATATCTGGGTTTACTATTTCTGTCTTACTGTTATCACTTATCTTTTTGTATCTCATCTGCTAACCATGAATAAACATCTTCAAAGTATCCCTTTGTGATGTCTCTAAATTCTTTACTAAAATATCTTCTTTTATTATACACTAATCTGTCACGGATTTCAAGTGTTTTCTGCTTTAATTCTTCTTGCGTCATACCATTAATCGTTTGCATCTGTTCTAATACCATCTCCGTTCGTTTGAACATATCTTCCTCTATATCGTAACTATTATCAAAAACGTCATCGAATGTATCAAATCCCCATTCTCTGAGAACTTCTAATGTTCTGGGTTGTCCTATAATCATAAAAGGATGCATGAATACAATTGCTTTAAATATAACTTCTGAAACGTAACACCCTGGTCCCATTGGGCTACTCTCTGTTAATATACTCATAAAAGAATTTTGATAGAATGACGCTGAACTCCATAATGTATCATCATAGAAGCACCCATTTTCTTGGAAGTCTGTTACATCTAATACTAACGGTAAGTCTTTCATAAACTCACTTGCTTGTGTTCTGATTTTATCTATATCAACTAGATTATACTGGTCAAACACTTCATTGTAATCTTCTTTGTCTTTGACAATCCATTCAATATGCTGTTCAAATGTTTCACCGTCCATCTCTCTTGCACAACTTATCAAGTTGTTATCAATCATTCCCATCTCATGTAATCGTAATAAGAAATACATTCTATGTGGTTTGTGAATTCTATTAAAACTTAAGAATGCATTATCACATGTTCGTTGGTCTATGAACTCGTCTGTGATATCATATTTTTCTTCCCAGTAGTAGTGATTCCACCCAGGAACAAAAAACGTTTTAATGTTTGATTTGTTATGATGTGGTGCAAAGAAGTCACCGGATACCCAACACGTATTGTTTATATCTGCACCCGCTTCTTCTAGTTTCTCATTCACATTTATGTTTTCATGGTAGAAGAAATCTCCTTCAACACATATTGGTTCTTGTGCTGTACTGATTACGACTCTAGAGTCTTTAGGTAACTGTTTTGCTACACTACCATCTTTAACATACTCAATACCAGAATTTCCTATCTCTTGTGAGATATTCGGTTCGTATATTAATCTATTACTTTCACCGAACGCAATATCAAACTTAAAGAAGTTATGTAATAGATATCTCCACCACTGCGAGTCTCCACCTTTGAAATGAGTTGTATTTACTTTTATCATATATGCTTCGCAATCATATTTGCAATTTCAGTGTGTCCTTCAGAAGACCAATGTCTGTCATCTTTTGATATATAGTAAACCTCTCTTTCTTCCTTTGAATTAGCACTAAAAATTTCCATAGGTATAAAAGTAAAGTCTCTGTCATCAATTAGGTTACTATGTGGATTTTGCCAGTTTAAATTTATTTGACTTTCGATATCCCACCAATACGTTTTAAAATTACATATTTTACCTAAGCCTCTGATAAGCAATATATTCTTATTATAGTTTTCTTTATCATTTTCTTCACTTTGCATGTTAATGAAATTTGAATGAATATCTTTAAACCATTGTTCTCTATCCCTGCTAATAAAACCAACACTTAAATTATTTGGTTTTCCGTCTTTATAATATGTTCTTCTATAAGAGAAAGTCATTCCTACAATTACAATTTCAATTTGGTTTCCGTATTTTGAACACCAATTAGACAATACATGGGTAATAGCATCATTTGATGCTCCTCGTATTCCTACATTTATAACTTTATAATCTTTCAATACAGTTTCTTGTAACTTGTTTGACCACGTATCTTTATAGTATACTCCGTCACCGAATGTAAAACTATCGCCTATACATAGTACAATTCTATCTTCAGGATTAATAGTTTCTTCGGGTGCAAGACTTCTTGTTTGATATTCGTAATTCCAATCATCGCAAATTTTATACCAACTATCATTGCATGTCGGATGATGAGGTGTGCGATACATTTCGTCAAAATTAAACATTACATGTATCCTTTTAGTCTATCATATAATTCTGGAAATGTTTCTTCAAAACTTTCACCGCGCATCTTATCTAATGAATGCGTATAGTCCATTGCTTTTTTAAGCAAAGCAAGGTCTGTTGGTTTTTCTCCAAATTGTTTAATCCCTAATATTTTTCCTGGGTCTTCGTCTTTTGGAAATGCAGGTGTAACCTTTTCAATAATTTCTTTTCTTATTTCTAATGGCAACGCATCTGGGCTAAACCAACTAGGTTGAGTTACAAAGTTATGATGTACCCATATACCTTTAGAGTTTGCCCATTCTTTCATCTCATCCAAGTAATAAAAATTCATCCAACTAACAGTCTGTGTTACTGCAAATTGCATAGTATCTTTATGTTCTAACAGCATATCAACTGTTTCATTCACCTTATCCCACTTCGTCGGATGTCTTATGTACTCATTTCTGTTTCCAATGTCATCAATACTAAACCCAACCTCTACATCATCAAACTGTTTCCAAATATCAATAATCTCTGGCGTCATATTTGTCATATTAATATTATACCAAAGTTTCACATTTGTTCTACCTGCATCAATCATGCGTTGTAGAAATCTGAAATGCTCTTTGATTAATGTGGGTTCTCCACCATTAATGTAGAATACTTTTGCACTCTTTGAGTTTTCAAATAAGTCATCCCAGAATTTATCTTGTTCTGGCCAATCGAATTGGTTATGCTCTTTATCAAACAAATCTAATGTAGTGAATTTACCACGCAATTTGTTATAGTCGGTTATCCATTTACTACTACTCCAAGGGTTACATGTTCTACATTTGACGTTACATATATTACCTAGACGCAACTCTATGAACTCTAAATCAATATCTTTTAAAGAACCATCTTTTCTAGTTCTATCTCTTGCTTCTTCAATTGTAAAGTGTGAAAATGTTTTATTCTCTTTTGCTCTTTTACTCCATATGCCTGCTTCTTCTTCTCTGTAGCATCTCTTACACATCTCTGGTTCTTTTCCGTTTAACATATCTAATCTTACATCGTTAAACGAATCACCATTCATAATTTCTTCAATAGAATGATTTTTTAAATCTAAAAATATATCACCACTAACACTTCTCGGGTCATCATCTGATTTATTAGTATACATACGTGAACGTGAGATTCCATTATGATGGTCTGCAACGCAACATACTGTGGCGCCACCATGAGGATGTGATGCTAGGTGTATCCAAGGTAAGGTGCAAAATGTTTTACTCATCTCTAATCATCTCCATTAAATGATGAGCGAATGTCTTATGATGTACAAACCCCATGTGTGAACCATCTCTTGCTCGGTTGCTTCTATTTTTTGGGTTTTCTATCGGATTATAAAATTCGTCATCGACAAATGTGGTTTCTCCAAATCTTTTATGATAAAACTTTATATCTAATATCTCGCATAATGTATTTACCGCATTCAAGGTCATTTGCTCTTTATATAGTCTATACTCATTTGCATACAAAAGCATATGCTTATATACTATATTTTCTTCAACATTAGTTGGACACATATTCATTGGAGTACCAGTCTTATCGTCTATGATAAACATTCTATCATGGTTTGGAATATTAGCACATATCATCTTCGGATTAAACTTTTTAATGTAAGGCAAAAATCTTAACCATTCATCTGTAGACCCACCCGGTATACATAAATTAATAAAGTTATATTCTGTATCAAATTTTTCTTCTATCATGCCATGTACTTGGGCAGTCCATATTTCATCTTCTGGGACCCCTATACCAAACCCATGACTGCAACCTAAGTAGATTATAGATTTCTTATTAATAAAGTCTATGGTGTCAAAGTTATCACATCTCCAACCCTGTAGGCTTAGTTTGTATGATACACTATCTTTAGTATAGTTAGTTTTAGACGGGTCATAATTTTTACTGCTATCTGCTAGTAACCATTGTAGTTCAAAATCATAGTTTTTATTTTCAACTTCATACCCGGTTAATGCCTGTCTTCTTACTACATAGTTTAGAGGCCATGGATTATTAAATGATATTTCACTATGTAAATTATCTTTATCCATTTTCATATTCCATCCACCAGTTATATAATTCTGGACAATACTCTTTGTATATTTCTTCGATTGTTGGCATACCAGTTTCTTTATCTTTTCTTATATCACTCAGTTTTGCTTGAAATCTTCTACCACCTACTGATGGTTCGTGGTGGTTGTTCCATTGTTGTGCAAATGTAGGACGATTTTTCATTTCATGTAATGTTTTGATTAGTGTCTCTTGCTTCGTAGTTGCTCTTGGTTCCATGTAATCTAAGTTGTCTTGTATTACTTTGTCAAGTATATGTCTTGGCCATGCAAACGGAGAGAACACCATATCGGGATGAAATGCAAACATCATCTTTGTTTCCATACGAACATTTAGTTCTTGGCTTAAGTCAAACAGTTCTTTCAATGAGAACATACCAGGACCTGTAATAGTCAAGTCCAATAACATTTTATGCTCGCCGCCCGGCAAAGCAACTCCTTGTTTGAAGTTTTCTAACCACTCTTCCCATACTAACCCAGTTCGAATGAATTCACCAATCTTGCCTGTGCCGTCAATACTTGCACACATCATCCAATCTTTAAACTGTGGCAGATAATCATATAGATTTTTTCCTTTAAAGTCAACACGGGATAGATTAGAGTTATATCTCAGATAGCAATCTTTGGCAGTGCCTGCCTGTGTCATCTTCTCTAATGTCTCCCAATGAATATCATACATGAGTGGTTCGCCACCGACCCAATAGATTTCTTCTACGATTCCGTCATCAATTGCTTTTCTGAATTCTGGTTCAACAACATCTATCTGAAATGCATTCATTTTCTTTTTTACATCTGGTATCATAAACGGATGTTCTTCGGGTGACCACAAGTCATGCTTCTTTTTCTCTGCTTCCCAACTTGAACTCAATAGTTCTCCGCACATTCTACACTTGAAGTTACATAGATTGCTAAAGCGATAGTCAAAAGAAATAGTAGGCATAGATGTTCTACCATCGTCATCTGTCTTCTCAAATGCTTCTTCAATCTTATGATTGAATAGATGCCCAGTAAACCATTTCTTATATGAACTCAAACTTAGGATGTCATCGTTGCAAACGTCACACTGTGGAATAGTTTCGCCTGCCATAAGTTTCTTTCTTATGTTCATCATATATGGCGAGTTCCAATGTTCTTCTAATGTGAGTGGATTGAAATCATCTGCTTTAGTTTTGACTTTCTTTTCTATACCATACGAATCATCATTTGATGCATCAATGTATTGCTTCTGAAACTGATGTTCTTCACGTGATGCACAACACATTCTTCTCTCACCCTGTGGTGAAATGTAAGTGTGTGTCCACGGAGCCATACAGAAAGTTTTGTTTTCACTTTCTTCTGGTTGTGTTCCATTGTCATTCCATACTGGTATAATTCTTTTAGTCATAATTTATGTCTCTAATCCAAGGTAATATATCATATATATTTTTATTTCTATATTTGTTAATTCTATCAAACACTGATTTATTTGTAATCCATAATTCTTTTCTATCATTATTAATATCAAAATCATCATACATGTCTGTTATGATTGTACGCAATTCATTTACGTTATAACCTCTTTCATCTAATTCATCTAATATATCTGTATTTAACAGTTTTCTAGGCATCATCCGTATATCATACTCAGGAGGATTTACGAGTGGAGTGAATCTTAATCTTTTATTTAAATCTTCTCCGTCAATTTCTTCTAGTTCATTTATAGTTTCAATAAGATTATCATACGTAATCATACTAGTAACCAGGTTATAAGTTAGTTCTATTTCAGAACAAGATGTTAGTCTAGTCAAATTCTTTTTTATTACTTTCCAAGATGAACCATGTCGCTGGTATTCACCTGCTAATCCACTTGAATCAATTGAAGCATCTATAACAACTGGCGTTTTCCATTCTTTCCATATGTCTACAAAGTCTGTACCTTTATATTTTAGTGTCGAACAATTAGTGTTGTATCTTAATTTAACATTAGTATTTTTACTTTCCACTAACCAGAGCAATAGATTGCGATGGTGTTCTAATAGTAACGGCTCTCCTCCAGCAAAATATATCTGAAACTCTTTTTCTTTTTGTTCTCTTGTTATAGTTTGTAATACTTTTTTCATTTCATTAACCATAACATCAAAGTTATCGTCTTTGACTTCTATAAACTTTTCTCTTATAAAGTTAGGCCTCATTATATCTTCATTGAGTTGCCAGTGTCCAGAACTTAATCCATGACAACACATCACGCATCCGAAGTTACAATTATTACTTGGGCGCATATCCCAATAATATATAGTGTTAAATGTTCCATCAAGTATATCAGGTACAAAATGCGAATATCTCTCCCACATAGTTTCGAGTAAACTCGTACCTGGTGCTTGTTTTTCTTGTTGCCAACATGCATTGCACTCTGTGGGTTTCTCGCCGTTTATAAACTTTCCTTTAAGATTGCGCATTGTAGTAGACGTTAAAATCTCATCAAATGTATTTTCGTTTAAGTTACCTACTGAACCTTGATAGATACAGCATGGTTTAACATCACCTTTTGGGTCAACATATGTTGCAGTCCAAGGAGCAGTACAGAAATTATTAATTTTTTCAGTCATAATGAGATTTTTTTCTTTTATTAAACTGTTCCTAGTATCTGACATATCTTGTCTCTTAACTTTCTTACCGCAAAAAACAGAACATGCTCTTAATCTTTTATTTCTTATGTCTCTGTCTTCGAAACTTTCATTCCATCCAGTGGTAAATATCTCTCCATTAATAATGTCTTCTAATGAATTATGTTTTAATGATATAGTTTCTTCACCATAACTATTTATGAAGTCTCTTACTGGTGCTACCATATTGTTGTCACCGTATGTATCATCGTATATAGAAGCAGTATAACAGCATGGAAAAACTAATCCATTACTATTAATAAAAATCTTATTATCCTTTATTGCTTCACAATTTATATCACACTCACCTAACTCTTTTTCACGTTGTGTTAATTCTCTGTTTGGGTCTAATGTTTCATGTTGGTTACTAGGCCATATAATAGGATGCAACGGTGTAGTTGATTTTTTCAATTGTAGATTTATATCGCCAATAGTTCCTTTATCTAACTCAGTAGATAATTTATTTTTCTCAGTGATTGAAAGTGTACCTAAGTTTCTATTCGATATCTCTGCACTCGTATGTTCTCCTATTTCATATATCGGTGATTTAATAGTATACTGAAATTCTCCCATATTACCATGGACGTTTATACTATTATCTCTATTGAAACCAATTGGCCTCTTTGCAAAGAATTCAGCAAACCCTAGTTCTTCTGCAAGTTTTGTTGCTTCGTCTATTTGATGTTCATTGTGTCGGAAGACTAGAAATTCCCACTTTGCTTTTGCCCCAGTAGAAATGTAACTAGTCATTGCTGTGATTATTTTATCCCAATGTGTACCTCTTCTGTATATGTGATTAGTATCTTCAAGACCGTCAACACTAAATATGCAGACACCTTTTGGGTAGAATACTTCACCCAACTCACGCCAGAATGCCTCATCTCTGCCACTTGCATTTGTATTCATAACAAATCTAATCTCTGGATTAATAGACTTCATATATTGTAAAATAGGAATCAAATCAGGGTTAGTCATTGAGTCGCCGTAGTTACCACACATAGTCACTAATTCTAACTGTGACAAAATATCCTCTGTAAACCAAAGTTTTGCTTGTTCTAATGTAACATATGTTTCTGTGAATCTTTCATTCTTTAGTCCGCCATTTGCTCTACGAGAGCAAACAGGACATATAGCATTGCACAGACTACTAGTTTCAAAATCTATTCTTTTAATATCTTTGTATTCAATCATACCGTAGTCGTCCGTTATCATCCCACGACCACTGTTTTAATAGTTTCCAAAAACATTCTCTCACTACTGCTTCATTGTCGAATAGAGATAATTTATCTTCCAACGAATTTTGTTTTACTATTGTAGTATGTACTGGAATAACTTTACTAACCTTGCCAGTTGTATTCAGTTGTTCATATGATATGGGTAAGATATTATATTTTTGATGTAATCTAATTTGGTTGAAGTACCAACGATTAAATGTATCGTTCATCTCACCGCCACATTGAGTTAAGATATCATAAGATTTTTCTGTATCTATTGGTTTATATTCATGTTTTGTTTCACTATTCCAAACCTCAGAATGTCTTGCTATGACATTACTAAGATAGGTGTCAAATATATCTTGTCTATATGAGAAATAGATGTTGTCTACTTGTTCACTATCAATAAAATATTCTAGTAAGTTAGAGTGACGGTCTATAGTAATACCAGTGTCGATATGCATTTTCATAGTCCAGTCACTATTTGACTTTGTATAAGATACTGCATTCATAAAATTATCATTATGCATTTCAGATACATCGCCTCTGGACATGGAGTAATGATGTAATAAACTACTATACAACATCGTGCTACCTGTTCTTCCGTAGAATATTATCAAATTTTTCATGTCTAACTCCCTAGACTATCTGTTTCAGTATTCCATCCAGGTTGTGTTTTTTCATGTGCATCATCGCCACCTGCATATTCGTCTTGTGTTGCTGGGTCAGATGCATTAATTACTTCGATTCCGAACTTACCACTTAAGATATCATCTTTATTAGGCACTTCTGCTTTTAACGTTGTATACCAATCGGCAATCGGCCCAGGAAAAGTATCAACAAAGTTCTTATTTCGACGGATATCATATTGTTCAAAAAATGATTTAAAGTCATTATATAGTTTATCTTGGTCTGCCGTATTCTTGTGTGGGGTCTTAACGATATCTAAGTAATCAATTAGACGTTGTATACTTGCTACTTCGCCTTCACTTAACATACGAACAGGTCTTGAACTATTTAACCACTTCTCTAACTTCTCTTTATAAAATGTTTTGATTTCGATTGGGAGAATAGCCGCACTTTGAAAAGACGGGAAACGTAAGATGTTTAATGTCATTGATGGCGCACGTAGACCGTATTCAATACGGAAGTCTAACATTTCGTCCATAAATTCTGTGATTGTAGTTAAACATAATGCATTAATTGTCATCATCATATGTAATTTAGATACGTTTGATTCTTTTAGAACACGATGAATATTTTCTTTCCAGAAGTTATAATCTAGGCCATCACGTATATATTCTGCTTGTTGGCCAATTGCTTCCATTGAAGTATAGATTTCAAAGTTAGGAATATGATGTGATTTTTCAATCAACTTATCTAATACTTTATTAGTTTCTGGGCATAAGTTACTATTGATGGCAAAACGCATGTTGCGTCCTCTATCTGGATTCTGTTCGAACCAATCGAACAATTGCCACGTGCCTTTGTGCATAATAGGTTCACCACCAGTAATACGAATTTCTTCTAAACAATCTGCTAAGTCACTCTCCCACCACTTATGAAATGCTTGTACATACGGATTGTCTTCTTGCCTTTTTGTCGGCGAGTCGGCCCACGGTGCAGTATCGATAAAGTGCCCACGACCATCAGATTGAATATTCTGATATCCGCCATAGTCTTTAATATCTTTAACCCATGCTGTACTAAACGCTGGATTACAATAAGAACATTTAAAATTACATGCCTTATCAAACGAGATTTCCATAGTCTTTAGATTGACATTTTCATCCCATGGCATTGTAGCACTTGCTTCTACATCTTCATCTTTAAAAATTTCTGTTTTGAAAACACGGTCTGAGATATGGTTTTTACCCATATCTTCAACTTTCCAACAGTATTCGCATTCTGCTGGGCGTTCACCCTCTTGCATCATCTTACGCATTTTCTTCTTATGTGGCGTATTGTGAATTGCTGATGGATTACTTTCAAGTTCTTCTAATGGAATCCAATGTCCTGGCGGGTGATGACAACTTGTAGTTTGTCCGTGACCCAACCAGATAGTAGCATTGTACCACTTAGCGGCACAATATGACGGACTAATCGAGTCAATCATTCTTGTTTTGTACTGATGGAGTGTCTCTCCATCCCAATGTTTTCTACCCATATTTTTCCCTATATTCGTCTTGTGCTTCATACCAAAACTCTTCCATTTCAGGAAAAGTTTCTAAAAAGTTAAGTCCTCGTCTTTGGTCATATTGCTCAAAGTATTCATAAAAACGAATTAGCCTGTTACTAAGGTCTTCATCGTAAATATTTTCACCTTCTTTAGCCCATGCCAAATCTCTTTCTAATTTTAAAACTTCGTACTCTTTAAATCCTTCATAGGTAACTCCGTATTCCATGTTGCCCAGAACTTTTGATTTCATATAGTCGATGTTCAATTGGATTGTATCTAACATAGCATCGTCACACAGTTGAATATTAAACCAGTTCGGGTCTCTCATATAAGGAACATCAAACCATACTTTCTGTGCTAAAACTTTGTGTCGCTTTTCGACTTGATATTTATATCCGAATTTTTCTCTAAGTTCTAAAATATAATCTAAGAATCCACGTAATGCCGGCACACTCAGTAAGTTAAATGTGTTAATGAATGTTACACTAACTCTTGTAGTCTCTGACAATAATCTGTCAACATTACGTTTTAGTTTATCCCAATCAAGACCATCACGGATATATTCGGCTTGCTTACCGATACTATCAACACTGATAAACACACTAATATGCTTACATGAAACATTATCGTATACGTGGTCCCATATATTCCAATCTGGGTTCTTTTTGTATTCACTCAAGTATATGAAACTATTATCATCTGTTTCTTCACATGGTCCCAAACCTTTGAATGTTTGAGTTATATCTTCCCATGACATAACCTCTGTGTTTGGCATAATTCTAAATGCTTCTGCGCCATGCAATGTTTCTTCAATAATATACTGTGGCCATTTTTTCCAGTCGCTACCGTCTTTTGGGTCTTTTGCATAGAATAGAATATTTCTATAATTTGGATTTGCAGGTAGTTTGAATAATTGATTAAAGTCTACTTCAGTAACACTGCTATCATTATCAGAAATTAATGGTTGCTCTAGTAGTTTTACTTTTTCAATAAATTTATCAAACAATGCATCGTCTGGTGGACACATGTTTGTTGTTAAAGAAATTTCTAAATCAGGATTTGGGTTATCTCTAATATAGTCTAAGACTTTAAATGTATTCTTATCCATTAGAGGTTCACCACCTGTCATACGGAATATCTTTAGATTAGGATAAGCATCAGGCCACCATTTCCAAAACGCTTCAATATAAGGATTGTCTTTACGTGCAACTTCTAAAGGCATTAAGCCAATAGTTTTAAGTTCTTGTATATTATTATGACCACCGCCATCAGAAAATAAGAAAGGTCTATTTTCTTTAATATCATCTTCCCATGCAGTAGATAAGTGAGGAGAACAATATGCACACTTAAAGTTACATGCTTGATTGAAGTTTACTTCAACATAGCGTGGAGAGATGTCATGGTCCCAAGGACTGTTTACTACCTCTTCCCATGCATCTTTGACCCACCACTCACTTGAACGATAATGTCTATCACTTAACGCATCTTTATTTGCATCTTCTACATTCCAACAATACTGACATCCTTCTGGTCTTGTGCCATTTTTCATTTGCCTACGTTCTTCTAATTTGAACTTAGTATTATGAAGTGCATTAGGATTTGCTTTTAACTCATCTAGTGGAATAGGATGTGTTGGTGGATGATAGCAACTATGTGTGCGTCCTTGAGGCAGGTGCATACTGACTTGTAGCCATTTTGCCATACACATCGATGGCGATAATTCATTTAGTTTAACTCTGCATGCCTTAGCATCATCGTCATAGTTTGCCATTATCTATCCCAACCAGTTTGTTTTTCTGTTGCTAAAGGATTAGGGTTTCTTGGTGGGTTTGTATACACACGTTTAAAAAATGTTGCCAACTCGGCAGTTGGGTCTGCAATTTCCATACCAATCTTGTCTAATAAAACATCACCTATACGAATTGATTCGTCATATAGTTTATCAAAGTCCCATGTTACTTTTGTCGCTTCGCATTTTTCATCGCCGCCTTCAAACTTAGGCAGTACTGTACCTTCAAAATATTCTTTGAACCAATCATAACTTGAAATATTTTCTAATAGATAATCTTCTACGAAGTTCACATCATAGCAACCTAGTCTTGCACCATAGCATGCCCATATACCATTCTCTACGTCTGTTCCAACATTACACCAAGTAAGTAGACGTTCATAGTTCTTAGGCCAGATACGCTTCTTAAAGTCTTCTACTGGGACAGTTTTTCCTTCGTCTAGTGACATCTTAACACCTTCACGGTATCCTGCTCTAAATGCCTGAAACGGAGAACCTGCATTAAATACTTGCGAGTACACATTATTCATTTGAATATAATTCAAATCCCAACAGAAATCTACTTTCTTTGTTTCGTCTACTGCATTTTCGTGTGTTTGCATTTCTAGTACTAAGTCTACTGGCCAGCACTTAATACCGCCATTTCCATATACTAATCCGTTTACTACATTCTTAGCACTCCAACTAATAACTGAATTTGCTAAATCGGTACCATCAGGAAATGTGATTGCTAAATCAAAAAACTTCTCATCAACAATATTGTCACCATCAATTGTAATAAATCTTTCTGTCTCGCTTTGTCTTGCACATTCTTTGTGTGCGTTGTCAAATCCTTTAACACCATCGACTCGTTTCGCATAAGGAAACTTCATCATTATATTTGCCCAATGTTCTTCTTTATTGGGTTCATCGTAACTTAAATAGAATACATCTAAATCGCCTATGACTATCTCTGCCATACTACCTCCATGAATAATTATCAAAATACTTCTGCGTATATACGCTTACATTGTATTTATTATATTCGACTTTAACGTTTTTCCCAGTTGTCAATAGTTCTGAAAATGGGACTGTGATTGTTTGAATTAAGAAATCAGGTCTATCTTTGTGTGTGACAAAGAAGACATGATGAGATTTTCCTGCAACTGTAATATCTTGACCTTCGTTTAATTCAAGTTTGTCCTTTAGTTCATCGCTACATGATATTGATAGAATATCATTCTTCATAGATATCATAATATCCGGACTGTCAATTCTTTCAATCTTATACAATTGGTTATTTTTACTACGTCTTTTTATATCAACTTTGCTTTTTACAATCTCAAAAACTAGAGGGTTAGATGTTCGTTTAATTACATAATCTGAGAGTTTCAACGAACCATCTAGTAATCCCATAACATCTTCAATTTCAAACCAAGCAAAAAGTTCTTTTCTGTCAATCTCTCTATTAGATATTTGTACAATTTTATTATACTCATTAAAATAGACTGCACGACATGTATCAGTTTTTACTAAACTACTTTTCATTAACTGCATCCTCTAATATTTTAATTTTATCTTCACTCATCCATTCTTTTTCTACATAGTGAAATGGCAAACTTTGTGTATAGTTACCGACACGAATAGATAAATCAGAACTCATTTCGCTAGGAATACTCTTTGTCCAATCATTATCAATTTGATTATGCGGTACATTTTGAATTTTACTTTTCATATGCACAAATGTAGGGACATCTTTGATATCGTAATCACATGTTTCTTCTTCTAAATCTAGTAAACGTATAGCCAATGCATAGGCCAAATCTGCACTCATCCACTTTTGACCTACTCCTTTAAGAAACTTATCATAATACACTCCCCAATTTTTCATAATTACCTCTACCATTTTAAAGAACTGGAATGTTAATTCACTCTCAGTGAAATATGTAAAGTTGCTGTATACGTTGGGCAATTCTAATTCTGTAAATTTCTTTCTATAAAAATCGTCAACAATGTCTTCATTGCGGAATGTCTTAACATTTGTACAAGCCCACATATCTTTCTTAGAAAGATAATCCCACCAATGGTCTACACTTGTAGTGAATACCATGTCACTATCAAGTATAATAGTCTCTTTAAACGGTGTCATATGTGGATATTTCCACTTATTATGAATCTTCCATTTTGCATCTGGGTCTGCATCACCCCACGGAATATCTACAATATAGTCAAATACTTTTCTGTGCTTGTCTTCAATTAACGATTTAGTATACTCATCAACACATACGCAAATTGCATTTTCTTTTTGTGTTGCCTTGAGTGACAATGCCAAAGCATAAGTCATTTCTAAGTAGTTGTGTTCGCTATTGTTTTGTGCAATTACGATGTAGCCTTTGCCTTTTCTTTCCATTATACTTTTTCTCCAAAAGATAACAAGTCATCCGTACAACGTTCTACTGCCTTTTTATTCATAATATGTAAATCTGTCTTTGTAAATCTAGTTAACACGTGTCTTTCTGATGATTCAGGTGTAGCACAAAACATAATAATGTCATTGTGTGAGTTTACTCTGTAAATATCATCTAAATCAAAACTGTTATTCAGATATTCAATAGGCAATCTAGGTACTTCAAATTCAACACCACCATTTAGAATATGCAGTGCCATGGAGAATGCAAAGTCGTTTCTAAACAAGTTACCTGTACAATTATACAAGTAATAATAATATTTAAAGTTGTATTTAATATGGTTGATTAGCGTAAATAAATGTCTGGTGTAATCTGATTTCTTAAAATAAAAAACTGTTGCCCAATACATAGGAATACTAAAGTTATCGATATAGGAAACATTGCCGCCATGTCTACCAGCAACGTCCCTATACTGACAATTTATCATAAAGTCATTTTCACTGCCCCATACTTGGTCCAGTACATCATTCATAATAAAATAATCTCCATCAATGACAAGAGTTTCATCATATGGGGATAACTCATACACGTCTGCACGTGACATGTTTCTAAATGAAGCATATTCCGGTGCAGATGAAGTATCTTTAAATAACCTGATATTAGCAGGCTGTGAACTTTCTGAAACAATTACTCTATCAAAGTATTCATTAATCAGTTTTTCATCGCTCTTTAATGTGTATTCATCGGTGATGAGACAAATCTCATCAAACTCTGACATATTCTTACGTACAAGACCTGCACATGCACATGCTGTTCTTCCGTAATTTATGTAGTCATTATTTTGAGCAAATATAATAATTCCCTTGCTCATTAGATTTCCAACACCTTCTCAATCTTACGTGAACTACGTAACTTCTGATACTCATTGTAGTAGTCATTAGTTACTTCAAAATACAAACTAGATATTTCTTCAAGGAACTTTTCAGTATCTTCGATATGAATCGGAATACTGTTTTTATCTAGTATTTTAATTTCAGTTTTACCGTTACTCACAGCAAAATGCACGAATGAAATCAATGATTGGTCTACAATAAATGAGCCACCCGCAGTACTGTAACTTAATAGATTTTGTGTTTTAACTTTTAGGTTGTTTTTAGATAAATTGAACGTCTTCATTGTGTTAGAAAAATCTAACGCTTGTGTTAGGCGTTCTTGTTGTTCGGTATTGTTTTTTTCGTTTGACATGGTTAATCTCCTGTATTATTACTATAATACATTAAATTTATACCAATGTCAAGTGAATTTTTAAGAAAGTGTAGACAGAGTTGTGTATGTTCGTGTCCAATCAGAGTTTGTGCCATCAGTCATTTCAACACCGTCAGGAGAGTCGTCTGCTACTAGTTCTCCTACTTCAACAGTTAGTGTGCCTGCAACATAGTCAGTACCAGTCCAAGAACCACCACCATTATTTGACCAGGTCCCAGTGTCAGCCGCATGTGCGTCATCAAATGATATTTTTACATCAATTGCATCTGTTCCAGTTAGTTTTGCATTGATATTTAATTGGTTAGCGGAGTAATCACCTGTACCACCTTTTGTATATACATTTTGATAAGTTGAAGTTAGTTGATTAAACCCAACACCAGGAGTTCCTACACTAGCAGAACTTTCTGTTGCTGTGAGACTAAGTTTTACTGTTGCAATTGCATTGAGTACGCTTTGCCAGTCTAAACTCTGTGCGTCTGACCCTACGTTAGATAACGTAGAGTCAAACCTAATTTCACCACCCGCATTGAAAAACTGTCTTCTTGAATCTTCTGAAGCGAAAGTAATTCTAACTTCATAATATACTTGATTTGCATTTGTCCAGTTAGGAGTACCATTATTCGGGTCTACATAGGTCTCGGACGCTGAAATTGTATTTGAAACAACAGTCATGTATGAAATATCACTATTTAATTTATTAGCAACGATATTTGCTATATCTGTTTCTAATGTAGGTAGTATACTTACAACATTGCCAGGCGCTGGCCATGCCGCATCACTTGATGAACTTGGGACGTTGATTGATGTGCCTTGGTGTTGAGCGGCATAGTTAATGGATGATAACAACTCATCCCAAAGTGCCGCTGTTATAGAGTTACCAGCAATTGCTTGTGTAACAACAAGATGGTCTTGGCCGTAACCTGAGTCTCCGCTTCCTATACCAACTATATCATTGATATCGCCTGCAAATATATTAAAATCAGATGCCCTGATTTTTCCTCCCAAATAGTAACTTTGTGGTGCCATCTTGTATTACTTCCTTATAATGCTTCTGTTACAGAGAATGTCGGTTGTGTAATACTTACTGAACCTGATGCATTTGTCATTTTTAATGAAGCAGTTTCTACTGTTGTAGTACCAGTCGCAACGTCAGTACCAGTCCAAGAACCACCACCGTCATTAGACCATGAGCCAGAATCTGCTGTGTGTACATCTGATAAGTATACTTTAATTTTAACTGTTGTTGAAGTTTCTAAAGCAGAAATTTCAATATAGTTACCAGAGTAATCTGATGCATCTGCATACTCACGTTTGTGTACGACATATGATGATGTTAAATCAGAATACTTATAACGTGTACGAGTGTCTACGTCAGATGTGTCTTGTGGTCTTACTGAATATCTGAATGTTCCTACTTCTGCTGTAAGTTGTTCCCAAGAGTCACCTTGGTTTGTATTTGTTGTGTCACTGTGTGACATTGAAACACGAATTTCGCCACCAGCGGCGAACCATGCGTTTTTAGTGGCTTCATTTGTAAAAGTCACTGTAATTTCTGTTGATATTGCGCCGTTCCAATTTGATTTTGTTTCAGATGTCTCAGTAGTTACTGATGTGTCCCACCCTGATGAATAAGACCATGGTGAATCAAAACGTGTATTAATATCTGAATTAAATGTTGATGCTGATGCCCCATAATGGTCCCAGTCAACTTTTGTTCCTGCATTCACTGCCGTAAATGGATTTGAAATGTTGTAATAGTTTGAAATCTTTGCCGCCGCACTGTAAAGCGAATCGTGATATGCATCATCGATTAAATCACCCGTAGATGGGTTAGCCGCTACTGTGTGACCCTGATTATACCCGCCATGAACGCCTGTACCATTTAGAATGGTATTCATCGTGTTACGCAAAGTACTTAAGTCGTTATATGTAATTGTTGAGCCCGAAGCCATTTTTATACTCCTAAAGTTTACCTAATGTTATTTGTCATCATATAGTCGTCCCCTACCCTATGATTAACTAATTTGTATTGTAACTGTGTAGTCAATTACAATTGTTCTATTTGCTGATAGTAACACAGGATGAAAAGTCACATGTGTTAGCATCAATGATTTTGTTTTATCTAGCAGGTTATTATCTGTAACTCCTGCTATCAGACCAATTTCATCAAATGTAAATGCCGTTACAGCATCCGTGTCTGTCGAACTGTCACTCGCTGGAACAGACTCGCCAACTGCCGTTGCATACGCACTATGTGTCATATCTACGGTAAAGTTAATTTTTGATGTATTATTTGGAACAAACACTCCGCCGCCCAAGTCTTCACCTGGGTAATAAACTGTTGAAACAGTTTCTTGTTCATATGTCGGAGAATATAGCGCAGAGTTACTGGCAGTTATTGCTAGTCCTTCATATGTTGGGAATACTCTAGGAGAGCGATATGATAATGTAGTTGTTGAATTACTACCACCATTACCGAATTGCATCCAATTAATCGATGGTGCGCCGCCACTTGAATTTATATCAACAGGTTTCCCTGCTAATGCGCTCGCCATGACATAGGCCATATTACCTGGATGAATTGCATTTTTCTTTTGCACAAGCACTTCGCCTGAGTCTTTGTCGAAAATCTTCAACTGACCTACTACTTGTGACTGTATTTTATCATTAAACATGTTTTTCTCTCTTAGATATCGTATCTTATTATATTTATCATTTTATCACAGAACGCATACCTAAACTAAGTCATGTAATACAATTTGTAGAGGTGTGCCTAAAATATAGACTTTACTTCCAGTTTCAAATGCATACCCTAATCCAGTATATAGTGTTCTATCAGATATTGTTAAAGATGTATTTGCTTTAGCGTCATACATCATAAATTCAATTTGTGAACTATTTGGGCGTTCAACCGCTATTAATTTTTTATCTTTTCCTGAAGCAGTTTTAAATTTGCTTTGAGTGGTAACTTCTAATGTTGTACCGTCAAACGATGATATTGTATCGCTATCAGTCACATCAATAGAATAACCTCTACCTAACTTATCATACACGTAAAACTTCGTATTGTCAATAGTGTTTCCACCAATACCACCAGTAATATCTCCGTTGTATGTTTGTAGTCGTAACACTGCCGCATCTAAGTAACCACTTCTAACTAATCCAGTATCAAACCCAGTTGTTGACGAAGTTGGAGTATACCTATTTCTTAATAGTGTGCCCTGTTCCCAGGTACCGTCTCCTATTTCATCTAAGTTTCCTGGTTCAGAAAGTATTTCGTAATCACCACCGTCAAAAGTTTGGTCTTCATATCGGCTATTATTGCCAAAGTTTAAGGTAATATTCATGCGTTCTGCAATTGTAGTTTTAGTATTAGCAGTTTCGTTTGTTGAATAAATGCGTTCAATATCTCTAACCTTAACATGATATGGTTTAGTTTCATTAATATACTCAATAGTATCTTCTTCACTATCTCTTTGATATACTGCATACTGTCTTAAATCTCTATTATAGAGTTTTAAATCAATATAACTAGTTTTAAATACCCAATCAGGATATGTCTTTTCAGTAAACAAATACTTAATCATAGTAAAGAATGTTTCATTTATAAACTTATCAGTTTCAAATGTGTTTAGCATATTCATAAACTCATAAATTTGTATACCAATAGCATTATTATAATATGTAGTATAATTTGCATCTGGGTATACAATATTTTGGAAGGACAACTTAAGCGAGCCGTCACTCATATTCACTAATTTCAATGACCCATTGTCTTCAAAGTAATACTCATCGTGTGTTGGTAATTGAATTTTAAATGACTTTGTGCCTTTTTTATATTCTTTTAGCATATCAAAATTTCTAGTCGTAGACAAATATGAGAATTGTTTTATGTCTTTATAACTGTCATTAAAATACCAATCCGTTAGCCCGAATATCAACTCATTATTGTTAATATATTGATTATATTTTGGGAATGTACTTAGTAATAATTTATTTGCTAGTTTGCTATTCATAAAAGTTGCAAAGTTTATTCTTGCTTGTGCTAAATTCCCAAACCAATTGTCTGTCTTTTCATCAACTTGATATGCTCTCAATATATCACCCACAACCATAGTATACTGTTGGCTGACTTGCAAGTTAGCCCCATTAATACTAATGTGTTTTGCAGGAATGATACTATTGTTTAATGTGACAACAATATCATTTATAGATAAATCTTCTATCCAAGATATGTTAATAATTGCGTTATTAACATCTGCTAATTGTGCCGAGTCTAAGTCATCTGCAAATATATTTGGTACTTTCATATTTGCTAATGATTCTGTCATGTCATTTACTAACATTGCTGGTACTTTAGTATCAGTGTTTTCTCCAATTAATTCCCAATCACTTACAACTTTTGCATTACCGGGATTGGCTACTGGCCTGTATTCTACTGTTATTTTTATTGTTTCTTCTCCATAGAGATATGCATTATTGCTTAACAATATACTTGTAGGTCCTACTGGTATAAATTTGTTTTTTATCTGACCTGTTGAAATTAATACTGCTAATTCTTCAGCGACATCATTCGATGTGTCCCAATAAAAGTATTCAGTAATCTCTTTATCTAACTCTGTATCAAAATACTTCTTAACGTTAAATTGGGATACAGTTGCAGGTAATGTTCTTGTCTTTGTCCAACGTTTTACCGATACTGTAGAACCAGGAACAATTTGTCCCCAATGACGTGTTACATAATCTACTTGTAAGTTTGCATTTTCGTCCCCATAGTCATTATAACGATAAAAACGTACATCGTCAGTATCCCACCAGATTTCACCGACTTTTTCATCTAACCATATATCTATGCTACCAGTATAATCATAACGAGCAGGGTCACTCCATGATACATAGTCTAATTTAGATACAATCGCTCCTGGCATTTTTAAATTTAGTGGGTCATATAAGTTATGTACGATAAACGTTTCCCCATCCTTCACAACTACTCTATGTACTAACTCAGTATCAATTTCTGCTGATTGTCTTGCATGAATAGACAATGAACCTGTTGTGCTTCTTTTTAACACTGCCCAACCAGTACCTTGAAAAGCGTCTGCCCAAATAAGACTTCCTGAATTAAGACCCAATGCAGAATAAAATTCATTAAATGAAGATGCTCCAAAATTCGGAGTGTATCTCAACGACTTCCAGAACATTGCTTTATAATTCGAGTTACTTGTAACACTAGAATAATATGATACTAAACCGATAGTAGTCAATAGCGCACTGTCCGAACCGACAAACGACATCGAAGTACCATTACTAGTAAAAATCATTCTACCATCACTAGATATGTTCACTACGATAGAAGAAGAAGCAGAGTTAATTTGACTTGCAAATTCAACGGCTGATGTACTTACTGTCGCAGTATTTGAATATGTACCAGTAGGTATGCCAATATCTGTTAGTGGATTTCCTTGTATGTTTGCTACAACAATACTCTGTTCGTTACTTGATATTTTTACTTGTTTGTCATCTTTTTGTGCGGTAGTTGATGCTGAAGTAAATACTTGATTATTTAAATCATCAACAATATTGTCTGTTGCATTTACAGTAACCGTTGTAGTTGCAAATCCTAATCTGGACATTGCACCTGAAGTTACTTCTGCAATTTCTAAGTCGTGGTTGATACTTTCAATTCTAATTTGACCCGATGTAACTGATGCATTCACTCCAGGAGTAACAAGTGCAGTAATCTGGTCTACAATACTTGCTTGTGTCGGTGCTTGATTTCTTTCATATGTACCAGCATTAAGTCCTATCTGAAGTAATGCTGTTCCTGAAATCACCATAGATGCGGCAGAACTTTCTATTACTAATTTATTATCAATGTTAACTGTTGCAGTAATGTTCGTTATTGTATCAAGTTCTACGGCTAGATTTTCAAGTTTACTTTCAGAATATGTAGTACCACTTGAAATGCCCAGTTCAATCAGCGCACCGCCCGACATAACTAATTTCGGAAATGAGGATAAAATTTGTAATTGATTTGATGAATCTGATGCTTGAACCGAACTTGACCCGGCGTTAATGGCATCGACAATTGCTGTCAAGTCATCACCAGCCGTTAATGTTATAGTTTCTCCGTTAATAACTAACGGTGTAGTTGATGAAATTACTGGACTTGTTGTAGTTCCAGTTACTAGTATATCTGCGACTGCTTTTGACACCCCATCAATAACAACTGTCTTTCCTGTATCAAGTGTAGATGATGTTGTCCCGTTGCTTTCTAAATTTATATCATTTGTAGCACTGTAATCTACTGTTAGTGTTGCTCCATCAATTGTTATTTGGTCACCATATGTAGAAGAAAATCCACCAGTAGTCTGTGCAACTGTTCCTGTAAATATTACAGTAGTATTGGTGTTTACAACCAACCCGTTAGCATCATAGATTACAAAACTTGCTCTTTCGCCTGGTTCAACTACTGGGTTAGCAGTTGAGCCTAAAATAGTAATACCACTTGCGCCGCCACCGGCTACTGAACTATATACAAATTCTGTACCATCAATATATAGCGTATCTCCTATGTTTATTATAGGGTTACTTGCTGTGCCTATCGCTTCTACACCCGAGTCAGTAGATGTAGGTACATATATACTATTTGTTGTACTAACATCAATCTCAACAATAACAGGTTCAAAGTCCTGTTCAAATACTAAGTATTCATATATTGTTACACTGTCAACATCTCTTGTTCCGTCCAGTGTTAGCAAATAGTAATCTGCGATAGATGGGTCGATTTCAGAACCTGAAATCTTTAAGTATATCGGTTGGTCAAGATAATCTGCATCAATCTCAGAAGTCAAGCCTAAGTATAGTTGGTTATCATTTGTTTCACCGATATAACTTATTTCTGCAATCTCACTTAATCTAGCAACATCCCAATCTCTGTCTTTATCAAACTGAATCCAAGCAGTATCACCTTCATACAAATTTGAAGTATCTAAATTTGATAATCCATCATAATCTTTAACTATATAATTTACATCATTTGAGTCAACATATCCTGCATTTTTAATTGCAGGTTTTCTCTTAGAACTCTTATATTTCATTGGATTTTCTACTGCATCGAATTCTACTAAGAATGGGTCAGAAATCATATCAGTAACTAAAATATTATCGTTTGTTAGAGTATATGTAGATTTAATATGTCCGTAACTTCCTAATTTAAATGCCCATATAGTTTCATGCTGAATGTCTTTAAAGTTTGAATTATTATTAAGAATTCTATTAATACTAGAATTCGTACCTTTATGAGACAAGAACCCTTTATAAAATTCTAATTGCGATTCTCTTTCAACACCATGATTTGTCAGATATGTTCTTTCAGTATATCCAATCTGACTTGCTTTTAACTTGTTTATAATAGATAAACTTTGGTCTACTAATGTATCTCTATAGAATTCTGTTTCAGCAATCATTGTATCAAAGTTAGGTATTAGTTTATTATCATACACTATGTAACCATCTGCTGTTAGTGTTCCATCCCAATCCACTGTTCGGTTACAGTCAATCTTCATTCTAAGATTTCTGTCATGTGTCAATGGATTATAAATGACATCATTATAACTATCTACTCGGTCAACAACAAATGCATGTTCAACGTCTGATATATCCATTTTCATACCATATACAGGAACATTGCTTCTAAATGTAATTGTCTCGCCGTTTGTATAAAATTTTATTTCTGTATTAGGTATAAGCCTAGACGATGCATCTACTACACGATAAAAGTTCTTATGTGTTTCTGTTCTGACACTCGCAACACCGTATGGTGCTGAGAACGAACCACTCATTAACATTGGCGTCAATGTTATGAAGTCACCTACTTGGTGTTGTTCTGCTTGCCAATCTAAGAATTTATATAGTAAGTTTTCCCAATCGACTACCTCACCTGTGTCATCTAGGTCAGTAAAATCCCAACCTACTGCTTTTAAGTATTCTTGGTAACCCATTATTAAGTGAGTGACATCATCAATGCTTTCTAAAATATCACCGTAATTGTATGTTTTAAGAGTATCATCTAATAACTCTTTATATCCGTTTGATTGTATTCTGTTTTCTCTAGGCCATTCACTTAACGCTTTCCAATCTGCATAATTATCATCAAATATTGATGTTGCAGTATGTGATACTAAACAAACATACGGTTGCTTGTTGTATACAACATATGAGTCTTGTCTATAATATTCGCCCTCTTGCCAGTTTTGCAAGTTTGCTAAATCACCTTCTGTAGAAAATACTTTTTCACCACTTGCTTTATCCCATGCCATAGAATAAAATACTGGGTTTATTTCATCATACCCATGCACTCTGTAGCCAAACTTTCCTGTTTTGGGTTGTGAAATTAATGTCCAACCACTATAATCAAAATATGTTGCACTAGGAGGTGTCTGTTCTTTTGTAGTCAACTCTGATACTTTTCTTTTATAATATTTGTTATCATTTAGATTTAGTACAATCATTCCGGCAGTATAATTTGACAAGTCTGCAAATGCATATACAGGATGAGGGCTATCTAATGAGACTTTTTCAATAATCAATGCACTGAAGAATTCGCTTCTATTTGGTTCACCTGTATGCACGAACAAATCATAATTATCTTCAGGTATCTCAGTAAATCTACTATTAGATAATGAGTTGTTTTCTGTTAACAGTTTAAAGTTGTTAACAAATCCACCCAATTTAGAACCTAGTTTAAATGTGTAGTCTTGTTTTTCTTCCACAATGGCAGTTGTGTCAATACCGTTATGTGTGTTGAAATATGTAATGATATCTTTTACTTGCAATGAATAATTGTATAGTACCTCAAACGGACTGCTCAACATCATTAATAAAAAGTTTGCGAATGGGTATTCACTACTTCTAGTCCATGCTAACTCTACTGGTGAATTGTCTCCAAATTCCCAGTCTTGGTCCATATTTGCAATGTCTTCACTTGATATATTACCGCCGAAGAATAACTCTTTCGGTTCTTTTAAGAAACCGTTAGAATCAATTGGTACTGGAATAGTTAATGAGTTTTTATTGATAAAGTCATTCCAAAAAGTATGAGTGTAGTAATTGCCATTACCTAGATATGTTTGGTCAAACCCTGATGGTTTTTGTGAAAGTTTCAAAACTCTCCAAGGTTCTATCATTGGTTTATCAGTGCCATAAATATAGATAAACAATCCTCTCCAATGACCACTTGCGTCTTCGTTTTTTGCACGATAGTTCCACGTTTTCCAATCAGTTGCATCATATATATCATTGTATAAATTATCAATGTTGTTTCTCATCATCCATTTCTTAAAGAAAGGATATAACATATATTTCTTTTCAGCATTAGAGTAATCACTTTGTGCATCATATAATCCATAGTTCATACTATCAATATTAGTGCTGTGTGTATCCAATCTGTTGTATATTAATGTTTCAAACATCAACATAACTTTATCTATTCTGTCATTAAACTTTGCAATACCGGTACCAACTCCAACTCCTGTCGCAGTGAATATAGTACCAACATCGTTGTCTGCGGCTCCGATTAATGTAAAATCAGTATTACCTTTTTTTGTTATTTCGTATTCTGTTCCTATTGCGAATTCACCTGCAAGAAAAGACTGCGAATACGCTGGCATCAATGACCCATCATGTCCTTGAATAAATCCTACTTCATCGTCATACTCCAAGTCTGTGATAATCTTTGGTTCAAATGCTGGGTGTATTTTTAATGATGTGGCACTTGGTGGTATATATGTTAATTTAATATTTTTGTATAACCTGACAAATGCAGTTTCAGTACCTGATAATGGAGAAGTGAAGTCTACAGAGTTACCCGCAATAGGAATAGTATAATCTAATCCAAACCTTTGTACTACATTATCTACTATCACCACAATATCTTCATCATTTACAATGTTAGATACAAAGTTAGGCATAACTTGTTCAGATGAGCCTGGCGTTATAGTAATTTGAAGTTCTTCATAATGTGCGAATTCTTCACCGAAATTAATCATTTTGCTATCTCTAAAGATACTAATACTTTGTTGTTTGCCTAGAGATATAGTAGAAACTGCCTCTTCTAATATTTGTAAGTCTGTTTTTGTTTTACTAGCAGATGATGATAGAATATCAATTACAGTAGTAAGAATTTTATTTTTATATCCATTGTACGCATTTGATAAGAATTCAGTAGCCAAGAATGGGTCATAATCATCACGGGTGATTGCAAAGTATGCCTCTTTGATATCAACTGTATTTCTAATTAATACACTACCTTGATTAGCATGCCTTAGTTTATCTGAATTATCTCCCAAGTTTCTATAATTGCTAACACCGTTTGGTTTTCCCACTAAACTATTTGTAGTTTCGATAATACGCACTATATGTTCGTATATTGTAGAATACGGAATGTCTATATTAACATATGAAAGATTATCTACATTATATTCTAACGCTGGTTGTAATCTTTGAAATACTTCATCACCGTCATATATTACTTCATCTTTTGTGCAATAATCTACATATATGTAACCAGTTAATTCACTAGTTGTATTAATTTTATTTGTTACATTATTGTATGTGTAATTTCCTATCTGTTTAATTCCATCTACGTACAAATCAATGTCATTAACATTTTTTGCTTCTTGTAAAAGTTCTATTTGAGACAAGTTCTCTACATTGCCTAATTCTTGTCTTAGGTTTCTGTAATCAAACGTTGATGTAGTATATAGATTTTTATATTCTGAATTATACTTGTAATTCAAATTATCTAATAAGTCTATATTAAAAATGAATTCACTTTGATAATCGCCTGCTTTTAGTTTAGGCTGAATGTCAAGTTCTTGGTCTACTGCAAATTCTGAACCTGTCACATAATGAAAGATTTTAATATCTTGCACAAATGTATTAGTGCTATCATACGCTTTAAACTCAGGAATATCGAATTCTGTTGCGGTAGCACTACCGTTACTTAATTCAATATTATTATCAAATTCTATGATAGGTCTTAATGCTTGTGATATTAGTGTATAATTTGAGTCTGTAATCTGACTTCTAATATCATCATAATGATACCAAGAGTTATTGGAACTCCACCAATCAGATGCCCCTTTATCAATAGTTATATAATGTTTATTCGTTGTAGACTGTTCACTACCACTAAAGAACCCTGGACTAACCCAGTAATACATTGCATAGTTTATAAACTTATCTAAATCGATAGGCAGTTGTACTGTTTCTAAATCAGTTTTAAATAATCTACGATGGTCATTAGTTAATGAACCTTTATTGAATAATGCATTGAATAAATCTTCATAAAAAACATTATCTGTTGCATTTACATTAGTAAATGTAGGTTCAAGACCATAATTATCACGTGAAAAAGCATGTGCGGGAAACGACAAATAAATGTCGTTTTCGTTATAGATTCCTTTTTCTTTTCGACCAACAAATGCTTTAGTCTTTTCCATTTCTCCTTGAGAGAAAGCACGGTCAAGTGTTGTTTCGACAATTGTTTCTAGTTCACTATTTTTTAAATGTGCTGGAAGAAAATCATAAATCTTTTTTGCCATCTTTATTCGCCTTGTAATTCAGATTGTGATAATTGTTTAATAATTGATACATCGCTTGATGTAGTGACCGACATGAATATTTCATTCAGTTCACTAGAGATACTTAGCAATTTTGTAAATGTGTTTCCTGAGTACTTAGGTGTAATTACTACACTTGAAATATAATCTCCTAGTTCTTTGTGCAAGTATGCCGCAAGTTCTGAGAAGTAGAATGTAGCACCAAAGTCCCAGTTATCAATTGAAAAATATTCATTGACTTTACTTGATACCATTGCTTTTGTTTCACTGTCTGTGTATCCGGAACCTAGTTTCTTAATTACTTTAAATACTGCTTGGTTTTCTGGTTCAGCATAAGCCCCGAATAGATACTTAAACTGTACCGGAATATAACTAATGTGGTCTGAGATTGATGCTTTGCTTTCAATACTAGACATTGTTTGTGATAGTTCATAACTATTAGGTGCAACTGGTAATGCTCTTGTAAAGTTACTTGATATCCAATTATTAACATTTCTAACATAGTCGGATGATAATACATACACATCAACAATGTTACTTGTGCTTGGGTCTATTCGTTTATCGGTATCTGCATAATGGTCCCATCTAAAACTCATAAACACATCTTTAGCAAATGATATGCCTTCTACCACTCTATACGTAATGCCAGAAGTTGTCATAGAACCATCTGCATTGATTGTTTTCTGTGTCAGCAACAACCAACCATCACCTAATCTTATATACCATTCTGTATTAGTTGTGTTATACCATAACGTAGCAGTTGGCGGGAGAGAAACATCAGGCAGTGGGCCTGAGCCAGGAGTTGCAAAAGCAACACGTGATGCACGTTCATACGTTATATTATTTTCTGAGTATTGCTCTAATACCATATGATTATTTTCAGCAATGTCAAGCATCGCATATGGGTAATTATTTACGTTAAATGTTAATAATTTTACTTTGGTATTGTCTACATACCCTTCTGGTGTCAGATATTTGTCATATACATAACTTGCATCAGTATCGTATGTAGTTGTTTGAGTACTATTCATAACTGATAAATCAAATGATGCTTTTACTTTAACACCGAAACCAACAAGTGATGTCGTACCTGATGCATCACCGATGTAAGCATCTATCAACGTACCTACTCCTGGGTCAATAGTCCAGAAAATAACTTTATAATTGTTACCACTTAGATGCGTTACTGTTGTATGTACAGTACTAATGATTGCCTGTGTTGATGAATTTTTAAGAATTAAGTTATCAGTGGTCAATGCTGTTGAACTTACTAAATCTAATTCTGCGTATGCCCATTGCTTAAAATATATGTCTAAGTCTAAACTATCAATTCGTATGTCCAATGCTGGTAATGTAAATGTATACTGATTACCAACAACCGATACCACATATTCCCATTGCACACCCGGGTCGCCAATTGCCGCAGATTGTCTGCCGGAGGCGTTATTACCTCCTGGCAACTCATCACTGTCTAAGAATGCAAAATTCTTGTCATTCTGTTGTTGACTAAAATATGTTGTCGAAACTTCACCTTTGAATCCACGTGACACTAAGTCTGTATCACTCATTGTCGTATATGATGAGTTTGCATTTGCCCAATCACCATCGGTATTAATCAAAATTTGTGTACCGTCAGATAACGCATATTCTGTTGTACTCATTGCTTGTACATCATCTGTAATAGAAGTTAGTGATGAAATGTACTGTGTAATGTCATCGACTTCTAAACTTATTTTGTATTCTGGAGATTCTCCGATATCACGCCAAGTAGGGTCAACAGGGTATACAACTTCTGTGGTAGTATCGATTGGGTATTCAATTCCTTCTGGAGTTACTAAACAAGACGTTACATTTGTATTTGAGACTGCTGGGTTATCCGTATTACCGTCTAACTCATAAAATGTATAATTTACATCTGCACCAGTGTGTTTAAATTCAGCATCAAATGTGGCGCCGCCTGAGCCGTCATCTACATAGTTAGATATTGTAGTATAACCGATAGTTACATCACCTTCAACTGTAGTAGAAGGTTGTGTCGATGATACCCCGTCTGCGCCTTTATAATTTATTAAAATTAAATCACGCTCTGCAAGACTAGTTTCGTTATCAATTACCATATCACTATTACTGTAGTAAAATTTAACTTGGTCACGGCTTTCAAATGCAATCTTTTTGCCAGGAATAGTAGCAACATATTCTGATTCCATGTCTCTTAGGCCTGAGGTATATGTAAATGTGATTTGGATATCTGATACACCGCCAGATAATGCCCAGCCCCAAAGACCTGCCTCAAATGTATAATACAATGTAAATGTAGACACACCATTGTTAACTTGCGTTTTAATTTCAGTAATTTCACTTTCTGTGAATTTAGTTCTAAATCCTCTGACTATCGTTTTTATAGTTCCATCTTCTGGGATATATTCATTGAGAGTATATGGTGTTGAAGAATCTGTTACTTTTGTCCAGATATCTTCTCCACTTGCCGTTAATAATTGTAAATAATCGCCATCGTATAATGTATCAGTTAGGAGTGGTGAATTTATTTGCATAGAATTTGTTGTACCCACTGTATATACTACATCAACGTTAGTGATTGTTACTGTCGCCGCATCTTTGTTTGTATGATAATATTTGTTCACTAAACTAGGATGCTTAATTGCTTTCACTAGAACATTACGAATAAAGTTATCAGCATCACCACTCAATTTATTAAAACTCAAAGACATTTTAGTAGTTTCGTTTTCAACAAAAATACTTCCATCTGTACCAGTAACACTCAAGTTTGAGTGATGACCTGTAGTGTCATCCATCTCAAAGAAACGAGATGAACCTGCAAAGGTCGTGTTGACTGCTTTAGTTTTTCTAACTACATTGTTTCCTAATGTAAGAGGATAAACGTTATAGTCCTGGGCATTTACCATTCTATCTTGTGCATAATAACTTCTTGGTGCTACACGTCTTACACTCGCATATGTCTCGCCTGCATAGTTTTCACCAAAATCTTTTGTACTCGATACTGTTAGTGACAATCTATAAGTTCTTCCGTCTGCACCTACATATGGTATTGTAATTAGTTTCTCTATAACATCTTCTGCATTTACTGAAAAGTTTTCATTATCAGCCTGACGATACCAAACACGATAATTACCAAAAGCCGCATTTCCGAAAACACCATCAGGATAATGTAAAGATATTGCGTTGTTATCTAATGTTGTTACATTTACGATATCACCATTACCATTTCGCAATGAGTTGAAAATCGCCGTTTCTCTCGTATCATTATCAACTTTAGTCACACTAGAACTATATTCACCTAAGTTATTAATCTTTTGAACCCATACATCTGAGTTAGAAACATTATTAATATCCATAGGTTCAACCCTATTTGATATCTTAGTGTTATATTGAAAATCTTTATATGCTAATGTCCCTGCTTTTGCAAACACAAAGAAGCCAGTTCTGTCTGATGCCGGTCCCAAGTTATCATTACGATTAATAATAGTAAAGTTTTTATTAGGATTAGGTTCTGCTTCAACAACTTTATTATTGATAAACTCAGTACGAACTGTGTCAAACGTTCTGGAGCCACCGTCAATATTTGCATTGAAAGTATATGTCACTGCTTTTGTATTAACATCTTCATTGATTTCATATGAGTAATGCTCTACATTTGCTACAGTTAAAGATGCATTTGGATTTTGAATTTTTGTTGTTCCAGCAAAAGATGAATTAATGATGCTGATAAAATCTTCATACCAATCAACATTGTTTGCATCATTCCAGTTGATAACACTACCAGCGAGAGAGTTGCCTTCGTTATCATACACATCTTCGTTTGTTGAAATGCTTGTGATTTTCATAAACCCCTTTGCATTGATAGGTCGTGTCTTATTATAACCTAAAGTCTTCGCCATCTGTAGAATACTTGCTCTACGTTCTGCTAAGTCTAAGAAATTCTCACGTGTGTTCATGTCCAGTCTGAACGATAAACTGTGTCCTAAGTATGCAACTAGGTCAAGAATTGCTATAAATTCTGAACTTGCAATAAAGTCATTAAATTTTTCTGGGTACGTTTGCTTTGTGTACGCTAGTAACGCCTCTCTGATTGTATCAAAGTCGTATGCTTTTAAACTAACGTTTGTGAATGCAGTATAGACTGCTGTCCAACTTTCACTTGCAAATAAATTGTCCACTCTGTCTTGGCTCATTTTATTCTCTCTCTAAATCTATGTTTAAATCTACCTCAGTATTTGATGGTAGAATACTAATTCTAAGTGATGCATTTACTCTATGTCCACTATCGCTTACCGCAATACTTGTTAAGTTGCATCGTGGGTCATCATTAACAATATTTGTTAAATCTTCTTCTATCAACTCTGTAACTTCAGGAGTAAGTGGTTCGAATATCATATCATGTATAATTGAACCATATGTTGGCAACATTACTCTTTCGCCTTTGCGAGTCATAATGTGATTCATTAAGTCTTCAACAACTAAATCATTTCCTGTTAGAATATGATTGATTGCTTTTTTGTTCTTGGTACTAAAACCTGTAAATTTTGCCATAACTTATTCTCTCTGTAGTTATTTTCTATTAAGAGTATTTATCACTGCATAAACTTCGAAGTTTTGGAAACAAGCACTTGACAAGACTATTTTTTAATGATATAATATCAAGCATAATATAGGAGAATATTGTGTCAAATGAAATACAACTGGATTTATTTCCAGAACTAGCAAAAGAAAGAGACTGGTTAATTCCGAATGAATGGTCATTATCGCACGAATATACACATGAAGAAGTGTTAGATTTCGCAAACTTCAAGCACTATGATGATGTAGAGATTACAAAATATACATTCGAATCAGACCCAGAGTTATTGATTGCGCAGGAAACTATTAAATTACAAGAACTAACTATAGAAAATTTGAAAGAAAAAATCAGTTCATTAGAAGAACAATTAAACAGCAAAGTACACCCAAACAGAATTAGATTTTAATGAAAGTAGGAATTGTTGGTTCTAGTTATAGTGTAGGCATGCACTACAATCCAGACGGAGAAGACCCATTGGCGTTGCCATTTGAAAAGTGGTTGTATGAGCATACTGATGGTATAGAATTCTTTAACAGCGCATGTGCTGGTAAGGGAAGTGAATTATACCTCAACAAACTAGTTTATTTAAAAGAAAAACATGATATTGATGCAATGCTTATTGAATTTGCTTGGCATAGGTCTAGTTTAAACTTTAGAGTTATGCAGGATTCATATACACAAATTCAAACTGAAACTGACTTATCAGTAATTGAAGATGATGTATACAGAGATAGCGCAAGTGCATGGGAGTATCTACGCTCAATAACTCAACCAATGAACGAGCCCACCTTTGCAGTGGGTAATGATTTTGAAACATGGAAATCAGTACAATGGAATATAACTGCTATCGAAAATTCACAACAATTTTGGGGATTATTAGACACATTACAAACAATTAATCTATGTAATATGTTAGGAGTTAAACCAATATTATGGAGTTTCTTTGCACACTTAGAAGATTTCCCAAGTTTTGAAAATCTAAAATCTAAAACTGAATGGATTCAGTTTAATGATAAAAGTAATGCAACTGCATACTATACAAATAAATATAGTAAAGAAGCAATATTATGTGACCATACACATTTTAATGATGAAACGAACAATGAAATGATTAGAGATTTCATTGCACCGAAGTTAACTACAATAAAGGAACAATTATGCCTAACCTAGTCCCAATGGTCATTGACCAATCAGCAAATGGCGAGAGAAGTTACGATATCTTTTCACGTTTGCTAAAAGAACGAGTTATATTTTTAACAAGTGAAGTTAATGATTATCAAGCAGATTTGATTTGCGCTCAACTATTATTTTTAGAAGCAGAAAACCCAGATAAAGATATTCATTTCTATATCAATTCGCCAGGTGGTGTAGTGACTTCTGGTATGGCAATTTATGACACAATGCAATTCATCAAACCAGATGTATCCACAACAGTCATGGGACAAGCATGTTCAATGGGGTCATTACTTGCGCAGGCTGGTGCTAAAGGAAAACGATATGCATTACCAAATGCAAGACATATGGTTCATCAACCAAGCGGTGGTGCAGGCGGACAAGCAACTGATATGCAAATTCAAGTTGATGAGATTCTTAAGATGAAGAAGAACTTAACTGAAATTTATGTTAAGCATAATTCTAAACGCAAAACTTTCAAACAATTAACAGAAGACATGGAACGTGATAAGTTTATGAGTGCTGAGGAATCGCTTGAGTACGGACTTATTGATAAGATTTTAACAGAAAGACCTGTTTAAAATCCAGGAACGTAACTAAACATCTTAGCAGTTTTAATTCTCATAACGGCGGCTTGTTCATCAACTCTGCCGTTATTTGTTTTTATATCTGCTTGTATTTCATCTGTTACATTGAACCAATCTTCTGCATTGATTAAGTCCATAACTGAACTGTTTTCGATTTTTGAAACGCCCAGATTAAAGAAATAGTATAGCATCGCATCATATTGTGGTTGTGCAAATCTAACATAATGTATGTATTTTTCTAGTATATTTCCAATATTTCTTAATTGTTTTTCTAAAATAAATGCCGCGGCATCTTTAGTTATTTTGTTTTGTGATATATCTATTCGTGTCGATGCAACAGTAATATAACCATATTTTAACTCAGTCTCAGAAATCTTATAGTTATACCCAATAATATTATCATCTGTTTTTGTTAATATTGGTGTATTGTCTTCGATAATTGCATCTTTACTTAGTGATGAAAAAGTAAGGTCTTCAAGCCTCTCTGTACTAACTTTTATATGAGAAAGTATATACGTGGGTTTATTGTTATCATCGTACCCAGTACCTAAGTAGGTACCGTACGGCGTTATCACATGCAACGGTAGTTGAATGTAATTTAACAACGAGCCTTTCTTTTTATCAAAAATCATTTATTATCCTTTAACTTAATTTTCTTTTAATCCACAATACTAATGCATATACTACTAATGCATAGACTGTTGCTATCCCTACGTCTACTAAATGCTCACGCATATGATATATGAATTCTATGCCCGCTTGGACATCGCCTTCTGGTCCTGAACTTTCAACTATTACTGTTTTAGAAAAGTCTCCACCTACATCACCAACTGTTTGTTCCATTTCCATTACTTTCTCCTTTGATATTTATTATACCATAATATTTGTTAACCAACTAGGTGAATTTCTCAATCGTCCACCCGCACCCCATCTATTTGCTCCTGATGATGCTGTTGTGACACCAAGTGCAATATCAACATGGAATGTATTACCAGACATGTATCCCGGACCAGCACCAATACTTTTAGCGCCGGCGCCTTTCGCCGCCTCACAGAATGCAATAATTATTGCCAAGTCTGCTCTTTTATTTACACTCAAACGATTACCATTACTATATAATGCAACATCAGCCGCATAACCACCATCATGTCTGGTAGACCCTGTTCTTCTAGTTCCTTGACCTTTAATATCTTGACCACCACTTGTAATTACAGCATCAACACCTGATGCTTTTGCGGCTGTATCTAATATACTCATTAATGCGGCTTGGATTGCTTTGTTTCTAGTCTTGCCTGCTGAACCAATCTCATAACCATAAGTTACTACACCTGTACCTTGGCCTACTGCGCCAGGAGGAATATTACTTGTAATTGACTCTTGGTTTGCGGCTCCGCTGGCTCCACCCGAACTTGATGAGTTAGGAGCAATACTACCTGCTTGTGAATGAGGATTTGGTGTCCCGGCATCTGTTTGTGCTGTTCTTAAATAAGGCTCATGTGTAATTATTTTAGGAATAATAGAGTCTTGTATCTGTGTATTCTCTCCATCTTGCATATCTTCTCTTGCATCTCTTTTAATTAATTGAGCAATTGAAGCCTGAGGTCCATTTAAATGCATAAGTCCGCCTGTAGATGCATACATGTTTTCTCCAATATTCATATGCAACGAACCTTTTGATTCTAAGAATGATGAACCTTCACTAAGAATATGTATTTGGTCATCTGAATTTAATAATGTATTACTCTTACTATGTATGTTTATTTTATCGCCTGCTTCTAAGTTAATATTCTTATCAGCACGTACATTAAAATCTTTTTCTGTTCTCATGGACAATGAGCCTTTTGCATATACCATTACTTCACCAGAAGCACCAATCTCTAACCATCCAGTCCCGCTACTATTGATTACGTATATAAAATCGTTTGTTCCATCAAGTACTACACTTGCGCCAGTACCAGTTGTCATTCTAATTTGATTTGGATGGACTGTACCATCATCACTCACGCTACCATCATCAAATGTTAATGCAGAGCCTCCAGGTGTTTTTAGACCTGTAACTTTATTCTCTTGTGGTGTTTCGTAGTTCGCATCTCTATGCGGAGAAGCGGTAGACTTGCCTCTTTTATCATCAGTGTATATTCCTTGCTGTGCAGTGTTTGTGTTGAAGTCACTATTTGCTAACTTGTCTTTGTCTGCATAACTGTCACCTATAGATGGCGGTGTTACTTTTGCTGAAGATACTCCGACAAATGCACCTTGGCCAAGTCCTGTACCGTCATCTAGTGCTTCACCAGAAGCGGCGCCACCTGCTACTACGTCTGGTATTTCTTGTGCGACTGCGAACCAATACCCCTTATTAACATCTCCTCCGTCTGCAAAGAAAACTAATATAGTAACATTTTCTCCATTAGGTACTCCAAAAAATCCGTAGTTTCCGCCTTCGCCTGCACCACCGAATGGGCTTGCATAATCAAAGAACTGTGGGTCTTCAGGATTGCCATTTAATGCTGGAATATATGCGGCTAATCTGCCTCTGCCTTCAGGGTCAACATATGTTTCACCAGTTTTTGGATTAGTGAGAACGGTAACTGCCTGATAAATGCCCTTTCCTAACAACTCAATTATCGGCTGTTCTGAATGCTTTCCTGCTGAATCTAGTGCTTTTGTTAATCTGGATTTATTTAACATGAATTACCTCTTAATATAAAATCTATCTGGTTGAATCTCTATAACTAGACCTTCACTTGTTTTTGCTTTTGCTTTTTCATTTGCTGTCTGTGGTGGGACCCCAACTTCGACATCTGGGAATAAGTCTGCGATATCAGTTTTCAATTTATCATAATCTCCCATACTTACAGGATATGAATCTGCACCATCACTTGAATTAAATCCAAAGTGTGCTGATGGATTAGAAATAGTCTGTGTCAAACCATTTGCATCGACATATGTAATATCAGGAATATTATCAAAATCTCTAATTTGATATTGATACCCATCTTCTTCTGTCACTGTTACAAACGGTACATTATCTGTATGTGTCATCATGCCTTCGTATATTTTGTGTGCTTGTTGATACTGTTCAATCTGGTTAGATGACACTGGTAAATTACTATCTTCTAATTGTGATGGTAATATAATATTATGTGTATCAATTACTGCATCATCTTGTCCTGCTACGTGTCCATTCCAAGTTGTTTGTGCATCATTGTCGGATGGGTCATGTTGGACAAGTACAGATATTTCTTCAACATCTACATTGCCACTGTCATTTAATGGTAATGTGTGTGCCGCTTCTGTAATAATAGTAGGTTTGGCTCCAGTTCCTTTGTCGATACTTGCAACTGTTGAAACTTTTGAAGATTCCATACCGTGCTGAATTGCTGACATCTCTGATTGTATTTCGATTAATCTTTCTGTATCTCTGTCTCTACCCCACCAATTAAAATAAGTACCATCTAAGTCTTCTTTAAGTTCAGCCTCTTCAACCTTCAAGTCCATCATTCTTTGTTCGTATTCACGTGTCTTTACAGACTTATTCAGGTCACCTCTAAATCCAGTGGTCACTGCTTCATCTAATGTTATTATACCCTGTTCTAATTGTTTAACTCTAGTATATTGTATTTCGGTTAAGTCATCTAATGTCTCCGAACCTTGCATAATATCATTAATTTCGTTCTGTATTGTTTCTCTTGCTTTTAATTCTTTTGCAGTATATGTTCCGGCTTCAACTTCTGGCAAATATAACGTTCTTCCTTGTGCTAGAACTGACGGAGGATAAATCCCTTCAGGAATGACGATTTTCTTACTATCAGTGTCAAGTGATGTTTCTGCATTTACGACTTCAATCGAAGGGTCGCTCATAAGCGGGACATACCCTTCATTCAACAATCTTGCTGGGACTCCTCCCCAATCTGGGTATTCGACTGGTGCGATTATTTCATCTTGTACACTTTCGTCCTTATGAAAACCCAAATCTTCCAATGATACATCTGTTGGTAATACAAATGCTTTACTTTGTGATTCTCTCGTTTCATCAAACTCATCGACTAGTGCTTGGTTGACACCAGTAATATTAAGAGGTGTACCGTATGCATCATTCAATATCGAAACTACTTCAGGTGACATAGTAATATCTCCGTCTGCAATTTGTTCATTTATTTGTGCTTCGGCATCCGAAGCATCACCGTATATACGTCTTATATCGTTATAAGTTGTTTGTATAGCACTACACGCCGCTACTTCACCTACTTTGCAAAGTCCATCTAGTTGTCCCAAAGTAAATGCTAATTGCTTGGCATCGGCAGCCGATGCGCCATTTCCATTGCCATCGGTAGAAGCATCAATAAAGACATTCTTTGCACCCATATTTGCAATATTCATAGATGTGTAAGACTCATCTGCATCTATCACATTTAGCGTTTCAGTTTCAGTAGTTGTACTATTTTCAACGATAACTCCGTTTTCAGTCCTTATAGTTGAATTAGTTCGTGTTATTGTGACTTCACCTTTGTTACCTGCACCTACAGGTTTTTCAATTGCATTGAAGTCGCTTTTTTCTTCTTCTGTTTCACCACCTAGTACCATACCAGCAGTGTTCAAATATGTTCTTCCAGGATAATGACCGAATGCGGTAGTGTAGTTTGTTTGGATTTTTGCTGGTTCTTCAATTTCCCCACCGATAAGATAATTCATATCTTCAAATTGTTCTGCCGCAGTAAATTTAGATAATTCTAAATTCTGCGTAAACTGTCCTCCACTAAACTGTGACGTTATATTATTTACAGTATATAAACTAGATATAAATTGAGATAATATAGGATTACCAAATTCATCAGTACCTTCAGTAACATCTGACCTCACGATACAACCGTTGATTCCATTTAATGATGTTAAAATTTGTAGTTCAGTGTCAGTGCCTTGTTCTCCAAAATGTTCTTTTATTTTTGCAGGCCTGCCGATATATCCTTCAATCCAATAAGGGTCACCTTTAATAGACATGTCTGCATTAATCATACTAGTACTCATACCAATCCTTGACTCATAATATTTTTCTCTTGCAATTTCTACGTTTTCAATATCTGTAGATTTTATGACTGATAGTTTTCTTGGGTCAGCATATGCTTTTGTTATTCTATTGAATACTACTGGATTGTTTAATTGTGTTGCCAAAATAGAATTAAACGTTGATGTTTCTAATTTAGATATAACATCATTATCTATATCTTCAACTAATAAAATAGGATTACTCGAACTAGCACGTCTGACTACACCAGCAGTTACTAAATTTCTATCTGCAACATCTAATGGGGTATTACCACTAAGTTGAGTTGCTATTACATCTTGGTATACTTGGTCTACTTCTGCAAGTAACTGTCGTTCTCTAGCCCTTGCCGATTCATCTTCCGCCTGAATTTTGTCTAATGCTTCGTGTAATGCTGTTAATCTTTCTTTTCTTTCAGGTGTAAATACTGCTTCTTCGCCTTGAGCAAATAACTGAAGTTTTTCATCACCGTTCTTAGTTGCTAATATATCACCTGCTTCTTTCAGCGTCATGCCTTGAGATGATGCCCACTGTGCTGTCATGTCATCGGTTAATGACATAATTTCATCGCTTACTTGGTCAACTTGACCTTGAATACCTGTTTGTATTTCAACTGCTTGATTATATTCTTGTTCTATATCATTAATAATTTGTAGATTACTATCGTCTATTGCAATTCTGGCACCTGAACCTTGTTTAACAAATGCTTCATACATAAACGCATCTGCTGGTTGAACATACAGTTTTGTTAATTTGTTATTCATAGAAATATTAAAATCAAGTATTTGGTCATTCTTACCAGTGTATTGATAATTGTAAATCTTGTTAACATGATTTTTACTAAAATAATCTATAACTTGTTGTTTGTTTTTTGTATACTTGTTAACTTGGTCTAGTTTGTTTTGTACTACTTCTCTATAATCATATGAAAAGAAATACTCAATATCATATGCGTATGAACCAGCAACAGAGTTCCAGCCATTTTGTTTTGGAATCAAATGTGGTGTAATTTTAAAACATTTTGTAAACTCTGCTTGTTCTTTTATGAGTTCATCTTTTACTAAATTAGATTTGATGGTAATGTCTTGTAGAATGTTATATATTCCCATTCCAGGAGAAACTGTTCCTATCTGTTCAGAAGAATTATTACCACTTGACGAAAACTCAACACGCATATTTCTATTTGTATATTCTGACCCACCTTTCATCATTCCACTTGCAAAAGAATTTTTAAAATCTTCTGACATAGACCATGTATACTCATTACATAAGTTCTTCCCTAGCCCAGGTCTTGACTTCTTGTAATTGTTATTTAATTCGGTAAAAAAAGTATCTAGGGTTTCTTGTAATGTATCTCCAACTTTAAATGTGAATGGATAAGAACACGTACTTACATCATGGTCATATATCGCTTCGTCTGAGAATATTCTACCAGTTAACGTTGTTGAAGTTCCTCTTTCATCTGTTGTTGTTGGGACATCACGCAGTTTATCTATTTTGAATGGAAAAACTTTAGTTGCTTTAAGTTTTTCTTGTTTCCCATAAGAATCATAACCTATAAAGTTTACTTTCATAAACCATGTAGCAGTACCTATTGATTGGTATCCCATTAAGACTAGAGCGTTCTGTAGATTATCTGTTAAACTTGTTTCTCCTACCTGCACTATTTCAAACTGCAAAGATGTGGCTGTACCTGCCATTCTGCTATTAGTAGCATTACCTACACCAATAGATTGTACTTGTAATCCATCAATATTAAATTCAGTAGATACACCAGTCTTTGCTATTGTTATTTTATTAATTCCATTACTAGGCCATGCATCACTTGATATTTCTTCAACATTGAATCCTTCAGAAGCGTGAAACTTTCTTTCCTCTATTATGTCTACACAAAAGAATTCTAATATATATGTGTAGTTAGAAAATCTATCTAATTTATTTTCAAGGAAATTCCAGTTCTGAGTTATGTCATCTAATGATGTTGCTTTTCTTAATACTTGATGCGTGTCAGTAAGTCCTTCACTAGTTGTCAGTGTTTTTATTTCTTCTAAGTTGTTTCGAGCCGCAATGTTATCTTCAATAATATCTTCAATTTCTTCTTCTCGTATACTTGCTATCTGGGCTAGTTTTTTGCCTGTATTAAGTACTGCATCATTCCAATAATTATCTGCTCCTTTTGTACCACGTACTTTTGCATACGCAGGTATAAACGTATTAGTAAAACTGTCAAGGTCTTCTGGGATAATAACATCATTTGGGCCGATGCCCATTGCTTTTGATACTAAAATAATATCGTCATCTCTACTTCCAGATGGAATATCAACTGATTCAACGATACCTGTAATTGTAGTTTTGCCAGAATTATATAAATCAGTTATTGTTTGCCTTGCCGCAACAACTCCGTGTTCTGGTGAACTAAATCTAATATATGTACCAGCAGTACCGGTCGTACCGTCGAAAGGTATATCAGAACTCCTAATCATCATAGGATTATTATAAATTTGATTTAGTGGTTGACCCGCCGCCATGTTACTTCATCCCATCGATATTTGTTTTGCTAGGTATTTTGATTGTTTTGCCAACTGAGAAATCTCTTATTGGGTCTTTGATAATGTCTGGGTTTCTTTGTGCAAACACCCACCAATACTTTGCAGTTCCATATAATTCATAACTGCATAAATCAGGACGTTCATCAAAGTTTTGTGGTATGATATAATCTTCGTCATATGGGTCTTTAAATATAAAACGCTTTTTAAGTATATCTAAAACTTGATTGTTGATAATTGGAGTTTTACTCCAAGGTGATTTAATATCATACATAACCGTCATTCCTTAATTTGCCTTGCATATAATCTCTAACACTAAAATTCTCTCTAACATCTTTAGGAGCATATGTAGTTGATAATGATAATACAAATGTGTTCATTACAGGTATTCGTACAATTCCTCCTGTAGACTTAGAGTTGTATTCTAAGTAGTCAATATCCGAATCTAAGTTCCATGCAAAATCTCTTATCATACATGGTACTGCTGTATATAATCCATGTGCATAAAAACGCAACACAGGAGGTGGGAGTCCAGGACTACTATCTTGACCGAAATTCATTTTCATAGCACTTCTAACCCACAATCCTGCCTTTACTATATACTCTGCTTGTTCTTCACTTCGTACTACCATAGGCGCAGTAATGTTAATTTCAACGTTTTGTCCACTTTCAAATGCACGTTGTTGAAAGTTATTATGAGTAAGTGCATATTCTGAATAGTTTGCACCTTGCATCGATGATACAGTAGGAGTGTACGGAAAGTTTAGTATATTATCTTTCAGACCAGCCAAAGAAAGTCTGCCACTTGGGTCCCAGAGTCTAACTGGTTGTTTAGTTTCATATGGATTTGCCATGAATCTCTCCTAGTAAATTATAACAGTATTTATCGCCACATTAACTACGAACTTTTTAAGATAAATACTATAAAGAAGAAAGGACTTGACATTGAGTTTTAAATAGTGTAATATAGTACTAATTCAGGAGAAATAAACTATGGCAAGAAGACAAAACTATCTTAATAATAAAGATATGTTAAAACAAATTCACATTTCAAAGGCAAACTATTCATGGTTTGTTGACCGAGAGATGCATCATCAACATGATATTATCTTGTATAGTACAGACGAAATTTCAGAATCCGTCGAACAAGCAAGACAAAATCGTGCAGACAGATTGCAGAAACTGGCTTGGGATGCGAATGAAGATAAAAAGAAGAAACAAGTAGATTTTTTAGTAGACCCTACTTCTTTCTCAGAAGAACAAATAGTATTCAGAGTTATGACTTTCGAACATATTCCAGATGAGCCTGGAAGAAAGCAGAACCCAAAAACTATTGCAGACACTAAAGTTAAACTAAATTTCCCACCATTCAAACACTACACTTATGTAGATGGCGTTATTAAAGAAGTGGGATATTCGCATCACAACAGCGATAAAGAATTTGATTTAAGAACAGGTAAAATTACAGCGACATTGGCAAACATGTACATCAAACTAGTAGAACGTTATTCACAACGTGCTAACTGGCGTGGTTACACATACATTGATGAAATGCGTGGACAAGCATTGTTACAATTGACACAGATTGGTCTTCAATTTAATGAAGATAAATCAGATAACCCATTTGCATATTACACAGCCGCAGTAAACAATTCATTTACACGTGTTCTAAACATTGAAAAGAAAAATCAAGGTATCAGGGACGACTTGCTAGAAAAAGCAGGTCAGGCACCGAGTTGGACTAGACAATTAGAACATGAGATGAAATCACAAGAACGTTGGCAAAAAGTCATTAAGGCTAAGATTACCGATGATGTGATACCTACTGAAACAATCAAAGAGATTTACGCTGATAATGACTAATAATTTATTTAAAAGAGCGGCCTGTTTTACCGACATTCATTATGGAATGAGGAACAACGCAAAGCAACACAATGAAGATTGTGATGGGTTTGTAGAATGGTTTATCGATGAAGCAAAGAAGAAAGACTGTGATACATGTATCTTTCTTGGTGATTGGCATCACAATCGTGCTAGTCTTAATATTTCTACAATGAAATATAGTTTAGACGGTTTACGAAAACTAAGTGCCGCGTTTGAGAAAGTTTATGTTATCTTAGGTAACCACGATTTATTTTACCGTGAAAGCCGTGATGTAAACTCTGTAGAATTTGTCGAAGAACTAGAGAACGTTGTTCTAGTCAGAGACAAACTAGTTGAAGGTGACGTAGCCATTGTAAGTTGGTTAGTTGGCGAAGAATGGAAGAAAGTACCAAAGATTAAAACAAAATATATGTTTGGTCACTTCGAACTTCCTGCGTTCAAACTAAACGCAATGGTAGAAATGCCAGACCACGGTGGTCTTAAAGGCAACATGTTTGCTAACCAAGATTACGTATTCACCGGGCATTTTCACAAACGTCAAGTCAGAGACAATGTGATTTATATGGGGAACGCCTTCCCTCATAACTTTTCAGATGCATGGGACGATGACCGAGGATGGATGTTCCTCGAATGGGACAAAGAACCAGAGTTCTTTGCTTGGCCTAATGCACCGAAATACAAGACTATTACATTGTCCACTTTATTAGATGAACCAGAGAAGTATCTATTGCCTAAAACAAGCGCAAAGATTTCTTTAGACATCGATATCTCTTATGAAGAAGCAAACTTTATTAAAGATACTTTCGTAGAAACATACGACCTACGTGATGTGACACTTGTACCTGTAAAAAATACAGAACACGAAACTGATACAGGTGTAGATTTACATTTTGAAACAATCGATGAAATTGTTGTATCACAGTTAGCATCATTAGATGATAATGGTAGTTTTGACCGAAACGTACTAATTGAGATTTATAATAGTCTCTAGCAATATGAAAAAAATACTGATTACCGGAAACCGTAACTATGGACTTTGTCAGGCTATTTGTGACCTTTTTGATACTATGGATGATATGCGTTACGATACTGCTAGTCGTAGTACCAATTTTCATTTAGATAGACATGATGAACAAGTTCGACTAGCCCAACATTTTATTGATGGAGATTATAATGTTTTCATCAACTGTTCTGCTATTTGGAAGTTTCATCAAGTTATGATAGCAGAAGAAGTATATAATAAGTGTAATGATAATAACAAAATTGCACATATTATTAATATTGGTTCAACCGCAGATACAGGTGTAAAAGGCAGAACATGGCGTTATCCTACAGAAAAGAAAGCATTAAAGGCATATAACAGAGACTTGACGTATATGACTATGGGTGGTTCAAATGTTAAAAGCACATTGATATCATTCGGTAGTTTGACTACTCCTAGTGTTATGAAAAAGCATCCAGATAGAGAGTTAATGGATGTAGAGTACGCCGCACAACTAATTTTGTGGTTGCTTTCTCAACCAGAATATGTTAATATAAATGAATTATCGGTAGACCCTATACAGATGGGTCATTTTGCCAGGGAGAGGAATAAGTTTGTTAAAGATTAAGAATATAACAGTACGAAATTTTATGAGTGTCGGTAATGTCACTCAAGCCGTAACATTAGAACAAGATAATCTAACACTTGTGCTAGGTAATAACTTAGATTTAGGTGGAGATGGTTCTCGTAATGGTACAGGTAAGACTACACTAATTAATGCATTGTCATATGGATTATACGGCAATGCTCTTACTAATATTCGTAAAGATAACTTAATTAATAAAACAAATGGCAAAGGAATGCTTGTCACTATTGATTTCGAATACAATGGAAGTCAATACCGAATTGAACGTGGTCGTAGACCTAATGTCTTTAGATTCATCAAAGACGGGATTGACTTAAATGATTCACATGATGCCGCTCAAGGCGAAATGCGTCAAACACAAACTGAACTTGTAGATATTATTGGTATCTCACATGCAATGTTTAAACATGTTGTGGCTCTAAACACATACACAGAACCGTTCTTATCATTACGTGCCGCAGACCAACGTGAATTAATTGAAGAACTTCTTGGTATCACTGAACTTTCTAAGAAAGCAGAAAAACTTAAAGAAGCAATCAAAACAACTAAAGACCAAATCAAAGATGAAGAATACAATCTTAAGTCTGTAGAAGATGCAAACTCTCGTATTCTAAAATCTATTAAAGATATTGAACGCAGACAACGTATCTGGAATGAAAAACATGACACTGAACTTTCTGAACTTGAAACAGGTCTTGATGCGTTATCGCATGTAGACATTCAAACAGAAATTGCAAATCACCAAGCATTAATTACATACAACGAACAATCTACTAAATTAACCGAAGCAAAACGTTGGATTACAAGTATCGAAGCAGATGATGAGAAACAAGAAAGTCTAATTTCAAAATTAAAAAATGAAATTAAATTACTTGAAGACCATAAATGTCATGCGTGTGGACAAGAATTACACGATGGTAAACAAGAAAAAATTCTTACATCTAAGCAAGAAACTATGAGAGAAGCATCAATGCAAATCTTAAGCAACAGTTCTCAATTAGCAGAACACTTAGAAGTAGTAAATGAAATTGGTGAACTTGGTGATAAACCTGCAACGTTCTATCAAAATCTTACAGATGCATACGAGCATCAAAATTCCGTAAAAAGTTTAGAAGAACAGATAGAAAAGATTAAGAATACAGAAGACCCTTATGCAGAACAAATCGAAGATATGCGTAATGGTCATTTAGAAGAATTAGATTACTCACACATGAATACACTGATTTCATTACGTGAACATCAGGAGTTTCTAATCAAACTATTAACGAATAAAGACAGTTTTATTCGTAAAAAGATTATTGACCAAAACTTAAACTATCTAAATTCACGTTTAGATTTCTACTTAGAGAAGTTAGGATTACCACATGATGTTAAATTCTTAAGTGACTTAACAGTAGAAATAACAGAACTTGGTAGAGATTTAGACTTTGATAATTTATCACGTGGTGAACGCAATAGACTTATCTTAGGTTTAAGTTGGAGTTTTAGAGATATATTTGAATCATTGTATAGTACAATTAATGTGTTATTTGTAGACGAATTGATTGACAGTGGTTTAGATACTAATGGTGTGGAAGCCGCATTAGCAGTTCTTAAGAAGATGGTACGTGAAAGAAATCGTAGCATATTCTTAGTTTCACACCGAGAAGAACTACAAGGACGTGTATCAAATGTTCTTAACGTAGTTAAAGAGAATGGGTTTACTAACTTCTCACAAGAAGATGAACCAGTTGACCCTGGAATCGAGTTGGACACAATTATTTAAAGGAGGTGAAAACCAATGAGCATACACGAACAAATTGTAGAACAATACGAAGCATACCTAAGCGAACACGAAGCGTGGGAAACAAAGGGTGTAAAGGCTGCGGCCGCTAGAGCAAGAAAGGCTTTAGGTGAAATTGGAAAACTTACGAAAGAAAGACGTAAAGAAATCCAAGAAAAGAAAAATAATATGTAAAAAATGTTCAAAAAGGTGTTGACAATTGTAATACTTTTGTGTTATAATTAATACATAATCAAAGACGCTAAGTGTCTCCTCTCAACCTCTCTCAACGAGGCGTCTAAGATTAGTTTCTCAACACAGAGAACAAAAAACTAAAAGCCCGGTTCTAGTAACTGGGCTTTTTTTATACATAAATACTATCAAGCAACGAAAGGAAATCACAGTGGCAAATCAACTATCAACAGAACGAATGGAAGAAATCGAAAGAGTTCGTAAACTAGCAGAAGACTTTAAGAAAAAGGGAGGCAAGATTACTGTCTGTGAAACCGGTGAAGTAACTGACCAAGGTAAGATTAGTTACAAATTTAGACGACCTCGACCTAAAGTAAAGAATGAACTTAAGTAAATTCCTAGAATGGTTCCAAATGATAACTGGTTGCACCGCGGCCGCCATTGTCTCCTTAAATCTAGGAGACGAATGGGTATTTTGGGCAATGGTGTTGTTTGTAATCAAAGATAGTATGATGGGCATTTTTGCATACATCAATAAGTATCCTGGCATAATTATGAGTAGTGCTATCTATGTTCCCATAGATTTAATTGGTGTCATACGTTGGTATTAGTTAGATAACATCGTTGTTTGCTTTTGGCATGTATACCATAAATACATGTATGAAGATATACTTAATCATTACTTTCGTTCTCATTAGTGGTTCAGAACAAATTATGCCACAGTTCCCACCAAAAGAGGTTACAACTATGGAGATTTGTGAACGTAAAAAAGCGGCAGCGGAAGAATACTTTACATATCAATTAGAGAATAAACCAGTTAAGTCTATAGCAGGATTTAACGTACAGTGCCAGGAAATAGAATCATAATTTTTTACTAATGCTTTCTAAGTATTCAGTTAATATTTTAGAACTTCCTACTCTAACATTAATAATCCCGTTGTAATATTCATCGGTTTCTAACACTCGTCGGTCAAACTGTTCTTTTGCTTCGACATAACTCAAAGCACCACGACTCGGACAGTAGTGTAGAATTTCACGCATAAACTTGTTGGGACCTAATTTTTTTACATCAGCAATTAAATGTTCAGAAGAACCCCAATAGTCTCGCCAATCACTCTCTTTAAACCCACGTCTTTTGTTTTTTCTTCCTTTAAGAGGTGGTTTCGTTGTTTTAAATCTTGCTAACTTCTTACCCACATACTTTCGGTTGTTTTCAAGATTCGTAATTAAATACACAAATCCCTCAACATCTTCGGGTAATTCATTTACCACTTCTCCGTTATATTTCCAATCGCTCATAGTATTCCATTTGTTTTATTCTAAAAGGTCTAAAGACCTAATTCCTTCATAAATTTCATTCGCTTTCGCTCAATCAATTTATTCGGTATTTCTTTTATATCTATAATATACTTATATATTCTATTATTATGGTATTATAATATTATCTTTTATACTTGTTCCGTTTAGAAGCCATAATTGCCCTGTTGCCAGGACAATAAAAAAATGGCGGAAACTTGTTCCTTGCTCATCAGCCTCTGTGTCTAAGTTAGCCTCCAGCAAAGGCGAGGTCGGTTGGCGATTCCCTCATCACTTAGTATTGCGTCTTTCGACCCAACGGCACACTATTCAACTCACACAGTTCAACTTGAATAATGCAACTAGATTGCCTAGTTCGGTTTGTACAAATGTACGGTATTCTCTGGTCATCCTAATATCCTTTAGAGATATGGATGTTTTATATTATAAACAGTCTTTTGTGGTTTACGAGAAGAATGTAGGAGTTCATCCCTACTAGTCTGAACGTATGTAGAATATACGCCCTCAATCCCGGAACGGCAACCCGCTCAACAGTCCCACTATATCGATTATATTAGTTTTCATATTAGTCCCCATTGTTGAGCCATATTAGTTATAAAAAGATGTATTAGTTTTATATTAGTTTTATATTAGTATTGTTAGATTATAGGCGTCCCAGCCTGTTTGCTCATTTCGAAATTCTCATTGACAATTTCGTTTAGATAGTCTATGTGACCTGCGGGCATTTCGTGTATTTCACTAATGCTAACCCCACCTCTCATATACCAACTTAACTTTAACATATTCTTATGTAGTTTGTCAAGTCTTTTTTGATATTTTTCTTGTTTTTCTGCAATTTCTTCTGGGCTGGCGTTAACCAACCAGCCTAAGAAAAATTTACAGGATTAATCTCAAGCGTTATTTCGTCTTTATGTCCACAATCAGCACATGTAAATTCAAACTTTGATAAATCGTCAGGCTTTTTGCTTAACTCTTTTACTTTACTTTGAATTGTCTTTACAATAGGTGCAGGGATATCATTTAGAAATTGTCTAATTTCTTCTTCATCAACCACATCACCTTCTGGTGTTTCTATTCTAGCAATAGACGTTGTAACTAAATCAATATTCTGAATTGCAACTTTTCTAAAGCCGTCTGAAAAAGTCTTGGCTAAAGTTAGTTCGTCTTCTTCTTCATTTACTGATTTACGAACACTTTCAAGTATTCGTCTTTGTTCAACTTCCATTAATGCTAAACGTGTTATGCTTTCAATTTTTGCTGGTTGAACGTGAATTTTTAAATCATCGAATTCAATCGGTTCAACTTCTGAGATATCAGGGAATTTATCTAATAGATAGTTGATATCTATATTATAATCTCCCTGCGCTTTACACTCTGAACAGGTGTGAGTATGTGTAATATCTTTTCCGTATGTTGCATATTTGATAGCAAGAAACAACGCTTCCACATCAATGTTACACAATTGTCTTGCGTCTTCGATAGATGGAACACAACTTTGAATAAGATTGATTAAAGCCTCACCATTTAGTAATGCATCTGGGTTCTCTAATGAAATCTCATCCACTGCCGTCATGGGCAAAATACCGATTTCATCTAATATCGTTTTATCTATTTCCGGGTTAAACTTCCCACCAGTTGGTATTTGCACATACAACTGTGGTTTACGGAAATATTTTGATAATAAGTTTTTGCTCATATATTTCTTCCTTTGATAAATACACTATGATAGTAAATAATTAAGTATATACTTATTCACCACTAGTATTTACTCTATTATAAACTACGAAGTTACAGAAGTCAACCTTTTTTTTGAGAGAGAACAACATGGCAGACACACAAGATGTATATATTTCTGGTTATGACCCCAATTTACCAGACTGGGCGCTCGAAGCCACACAAAAACAGATAGCATCAGCACTTACGTTAGCCAATGTGGGCTCTACAAACATGCTTAAATTTCTTAAAGCAATATCTAATAATGAACAGATTTCGGTATCAGAACTTACCAAAGCAGTCAACGAACTAAAACAAGTAAAAGGTAAGATTGATGAAGGTACAAAACAAGAACAGAGGTCGTCACAACAAGAGGCAGCCCAAGATAGAAAAACAAATTCGTTCTTTGAGCGTCTAGTTAATTTACAAACTAAACAAAATAATTTAGAAAAACAACTACTAGATGAAACTAAGAAGAAACAAGCAGAACGACAGATACGTGGCGGTTTCACAGACGAAGACTTACAGACACAAGAGTCTATGGACAAGTTAAAAAACCTAGGTAAGGGATTCAAAGCAGTAGCATCTGCATCAGCAGTAGCATCAGCAGGAATTGAATCTGCATTTAGGCAAGGTTTTATGGACAGATTTGATATGGCACAAGAAATGCGACAATCTGGATTGTTGGCAGGGCTAGATTCTGCTTCTGCTGGATTATTGAATATGTCAGAAACAATTACAGATGCTAACTTTACTTTTGGTGAAGCCGCAGAATTCACAAAAAGATTTTCACAAGCAGTAGGTGTAACTGGGGTGCAGAGTGCGTTGCAGTTTGCAGACTCTATAGCAACAGGTGATGACGGGATGATGGCGAAACTAGGTATAGAGTTTGGCCAAGTTGCAAATATGACAGGCATGTATTTAGAGTCATTAAGAATTGCAGGTCAATTGAACGGTCGTTCTGACCAACAACTGCGTTCTGGTATGGATGACTTTATGAATAATGTAGTTAGCACAGCAAACGTATTAAAAGTTTCAGTTGAAGAGGCCGCAGAAATGATGATGAAAACGTTGGATACATCAGATACTGGTTTATTAGCAACTATGAATCAAGACCAAGCCGCAACGATTGAAAATGCACTAAGGTCTTTCGGTTCGCAAGGTGGACCTTTGATGGAAGCACTTTCTGCCAGATTGACAGCAGGTGACCAAGGAACATTCTTAAGAACAGAACAGTTTCAAGGATTACAAGGTACTGCATTAGGTCAAGAAATGTTACCATTTATTGAACAGATGGCACGTGTAGTTGAAGAAGGTGGAGATTTTCAAGGGTTCTTATCTAACAATATGGGGGATATGGCAGAGCGTGTTAGAGATTTGGCGTCACAAGCGGGTGTACGAGAACAACTTGTGGATGACCCACAATTAGCATCATTAGTCGGTGCGCTAATGCAACAAGCACAAAATATCGAAGATGCGGCAAAAGGAATGCCACAGTTAGATGAAGCAGGTAGAACTGGTCTTGTTAAGACAGAGTTAGATAGACAGGCTATCATTGCATCAGAAGATGTTGTAAACGAAAGTATGGGCGACTTTGTAGGAAATATGCAAATATTGAATACGACACAAGCAGAATTAATAGAACAAGCACGTAAATCATTTAAAAATATATCAGGAATAACTGACATTGTTAATAACGTAGGAACTGCCCTAACCGTATTGACTAGAGTTGCAACTGAATTTGGTCTTTCACTTATAGACCTAGGAATTAATTCTGACCGATATGACGGGTTAGAAGATGCGATGAAATTACAAGATATACAGAATAATCTAAATGGAAATGAAACACCTTCTGATAGAACTAATGTACAATCTATAGTAGATGTACAAAATGCGGCAGTTGAGTTGAGTGCTAAAGTAGATGCACCACAAACACATGAAGCAGTGTTTAATACATTAGCAGAACAATTGCGCAATTCTAATGTTACGTCTGAAGAACAATTAACACAACTCATTGACCTATTAAAACAAAATCAAGCAAATGCAGAAACAAGAATGAATGCTTCGCCAATAGGTTCGGATGAAAGACAAATAGAAATGCAAAATAACAATGAATATAATCAATTAATATCATCTATTAATGACCTTCTAACGGAATTGAGACAATAAACAAAATAAAGGTTGACATATACGATATAAATATGTTAATATAGAGAAATCGGGAAATAATTATGACTTGGAAAAAATATTTTAAAACTTATGACGGGATGCCTGAGCGTTCTAAATCATCTACCTCTGGTGGTGGTGATGCTTCTAGTAAGAAGTATAGTAGTTGGCTACCTGAAGTTTATCAAGGGCAACCGAACAGAGTACAGCGTTATGGTCAATATGACCAGATGGATATGGACTCAGAAGTAAATGCGGCTTTAGATACTATTGCTGAATTCTCTACGCTATTCAATGAAACATCGAAACTAGCATTCCAAGTCGAGTTTAACGAAGACCCATCATTTACTGAAAATGAAATCATTCAAAAATCACTAAGACAGTGGTCAAATATGAATGAAATGAGTAAGCGTGTGTTTAGAATATTTAGAAACACAATTAAATATGGTGACCAAATCTTTATTCGTGACCCAGAAACATATAAATTATATTGGGTTAACCCAGTTAAAATTGATAAGGTCGTTGTCAACGAAGGCAAAGGTAAGAAAGTAGAAGCATATTATATTAAAGATTTAGACCTCAACTTACAGAGTTTGAATATTACGGCTGACAGTACTAAATTAGCACAGACCGGCGCTGGTGCAATGGGAATCCCAACACATAATGCTAGTACTACTCAAGGGTATACTGGTGGGACAGCGGGTGGTTCACGTTTTGCAACAGATGAGACATCAACTCCAGTTGACGCAAAACACGTAGTTCATATCTCATTAAGTGAAGGTATCGACAGTTATTGGCCATTCGGCACAAGTATACTTGAACCAGTATTTAAAGTATACAAACAAAAAGAATTATTAGAAGATAGTATTATTATCTATCGTGTACAACGTGCACCAGAACGTAGAGTATTTTATATTGATGTTGGTGATATGCCAACTCATAAAGCACGCCAGCACTTAGAACGCATTAAGAGTGATATTCATCAAAGACGTATTCCATCTAAAACAGGTGGTGGACAAAATGTTACAGATAGTGCATATAATCCACTATCAATAATGGAAGATTATTTCTTTGCACAAACGGCTGAAGGTCGTGGCTCTAAGGTTGAAACATTACCTGGTGGTGAAAACTTAGGTCAAATTGATGACTTAAAATATTTTAACGACAAACTATTACGAGGATTGCGTGTCCCACCTAGTTATTTAGGTGGTATTGATACTGGTGGTTCTGCGTTTAATGATGGTAGAACAGGTACTGCAATGATACAAGAGTTTAGATTTACTAAATTCTGTGAAAGATTACAGCAACTTATTATTGAAGAAATTGACCGTGAATTTAAGATGTTTATAAAACATCGTGGTGTTATGATTGAAAGTAGTACGTTTGACTTGAAGTTCAATGTAGTTCAGAACTTCGGTAAGTTCCGTCAAGCAGAAGTAGACCAAGTTGCAATGAACGTATTCACTGGTATTGAAGGCGCAGATTACATTAGTAAGCGTTTTGCATTGAAACGTTTCTTAGGATTGTCAGATGAAGAAGTATTAGAGAATGAAATGTTATGGAAAGAAGAACATGATGTTGAAGACCCTCTAGCACAAAACCCTGATGGGTTGAAAGGTGTAGGCGCAAGTCCTGGTCCTGATATGGACATGGGCGGTGATGACTTCGATTTAGATGATGCAGAAGGCGATATTGAAGACGGTTCTCCAATATCAGGTGCGGAAAACGCCGAAACGGACGAAGAAGTATAAATAGTAGTATGAGATATACTGATTTAAAAGAAAACTACTCACCCGAAGACGATGAGTTTACAAATACTAATTTAGACGATACTCGTAAGATTCGCCTAACACTTGAACACCTCTCTAAGTTAAGAAAAATTAGAGAATACAGGAAATATCAAAAAGGTATTGAAGCAGTACAAGTAAAACAACAATATGGTGCAAGTGGCGGAGACGATTCTGGAGCCGTAGAACTTTAATTAAGTAGTATGTTTATGACATACAAAAATCACTAAATATCTTTTGAACCAAACAAAAGCGTCAAAAAACAGCCGTTTTTTGATATTTCCCTTATATACACACATTATCCCTATAAATACTTTTGAAACAAAGTAAAACGTTTCTATAACCTTGCCGCAATCTTAAGTGGCTAGACCAGAATAGATTTTAAGGAGACTTATAATGTCAAGAAGTACACTAGAACAAGTGCTAGAATTGTTAATCAACGAAGAAAATGGCAAAGCAGAAGAATTGCTACATGACTTTGTTGTTGAACAAGCACGACAAATCCATGAGGCTTCTCTAAACGAAAGCGATAACGTTGTAGAAGAAGAACTTGAGGAAATCGAAGAAGCATCAGAAGAAGTTGAAGAAGGTTTTGATTTAGAATCAGAATCCGATGAAATTGAGGCAGATGCAGATGAGATTGAAAACGAAGAAATTTATGACGAAGACGACATGGAAGACGATGAAGCAGTTGATGACCTAGAAATGGGTGACGATGCTCCAGAAGGCGACATGGAAGACCGTGTAGATGATTTAGAATCAGCACTTGCTGATTTAGAAGCAGAATTTGAAAAAATTATGTCAGGTGAAGAAGACGACATGGAAGACGAAGGCGAAGAAGCCGACGCTGAAATGGAAGAATCACTAGAACTAGACCTTGAAGAAGCAGAAGAAGTGGAAGAAGACCTAGAAGAAAGTGACGAAACAGAAACCGATTTAGAAGAGTCAGAAGAAGACGAACAGTTAGACGAGTATGTAACTCCAGTAACTGCTTCAACTGGTGACAACGGTGATGCATCAGCAAAAACAACTGTTAATGCAAACCCAAAGAGACCAGGTGACGATTCAAACGCAAAACCAGTAGGCCAAAACGATGGTAACACATCAGGCGGCAAAGGTGATGCACCAAAAGATATGTCAACAGGTAATGTGAACACATCAGGTAATAAAGCACCTAAGATGTCAACACAAACAGCAAAACCTGGTGATGATGGTGTAAATAAAAAAGCAATTACATCATAAGACTATAAACCTTAGGAGTAACCAATGACCGTTCTTATTGAAAGATTATCACACAATCAAGCGAATGTACAAGCACGTATCGTTGAGAGTGAGAATGGTGAAAAGAGTATGTTCATGGAAGGCATTTTCGTCCAAGGCGGCGTTAAAAATGCTAACCAAAGAGTATACCCGGTGAAAGAGATAGCGAATGCAGTGGAGAAAGTTCAGCATAAAATTGCTGAAGGTTACCCAGTGCTTGGCGAATGCGACCACCCACCAGAATTGACAGTCAACGTTGACCGTGTTTCACATATTATTGAGAATATGTGGATGGATGGTCCAAACGGCTTTGGTAAACTTAAAGTTGTTCCTACACCCATGGGTAACATCATTAGAACACTAATCGAATCAGGCGCTACATTAGGTGTCTCATCTCGTGGTTCTGGTGAAGTTGACAACAGTGGTAACGTGAGTAATTTTGAGATTGTCACAGTTGACATCGTGGCGCAACCAAGCGCCCCGGACGCATATCCAAAGGCGATTTACGAAGGATTAATGAACATGCGTGGTGGTTTCCAAACATGGCAATTAGCACAAGATGTTCAACAAGATAAGAATGCTCAAAAATTCTTATCAAACGAAATAGTTAAGTTCATTAGAGAACTCAAACTTTAATAGGAGAACCAACAATGGCACAAAACGAAATCCTTGCTGGTCTTCTTGAGTCAGGTATACTAGACGAAAATGCTAGTACTCAAATATCTGAGGCTTGGGAAGCACAAATAAATGAAGCAAGAGAGGAGATTACAGCCGAACTGCGTGAGGAATTCGCTCAAAAGTTTGAACACGACAAATCAGTAATCGTTGAAGCAATGGATACAATGCTTACTTCAACAATAACTACTGAAATGGAAGAGTTTAAAAAAGACCGCGAAGACTTGATTGCAGAACGTGTTGCATATAAGAAAGCAATTTCTGAACATGCAAAACTCCTTGAAAAATTCATTACTTCTCAGTTAGCAACCGAAGTTAAGGAACTACGTGACGACCGTGCGAAAGTTAGCGAAAATTTAGAAAAAACTAAAGCATTCGTTGTTAAACAACTTTCACGTGAACTTGCAGAATTCCATGATGACAAACGTGATTTAGTAGAAACTAAAGTACGTATGGTAGCAGAAGGTAAAGAACTTCTTAAGAAAACTAAAGAAGCCTTTATCAAACGTTCTGCTGAATTAGTTGAATCAACAATTGATAAAGCACTACGTTCAGAACTGGCTGTTCTTAAAGAGGACATTCAAGCGGCTAAAGAAAACGAATTTGGTCGTAAGATTTTTGAAACATTTGCAGGCGAATTCATGTCTTCACAAATAAATGAAGGCACTGAAGTAGCGAAAATGAACAAAAAGTTAGACGAGTCTGCTCAGAAAGTTGCAGAACTAGAAGCAGTGATTACAGAGAAGGAAGAAACTATTACTAATGCTCAAAAGGCAGAGCGTGTACTACAAGACCGTATGAACCGTAAGGACGTACTAGAAGGTCTTTTAGCACCACTAGGCAAAGAAAAGCGTGATGTAATGGTGGACTTGCTGGAATCAGTAAAAACTTCAAACCTTAAAACTGCATTTAAAAAATATCTACCAGCAGTTTTAAATGAAACCGTTTCAACGAAAGAAGAAACACAAACGTTAACAGAAGGCAAAGTGACTGAACACACTGGTAACCGCGAAGTTGAAGCAACTTCAACGTCCGAGAGTCAGAGTGGCGATGCCAATATAATCCAGTTAAAGAAATTAGCCGGATTGAATTAATTAACCAGATACAGGAGATAAAAAGATGGAAAATCTTTTTGAAGGAAATAACTGGGACACAACACGTGAAACACTTTTAGAAGGTCTAGAAGGTAACAAGCGTGACGTAATGTCATCAGTTTTAGAAAACACAAAAGTAGCACTTAACGAAAGTGCGACAGCAGGTGCATCACAGGCTGGTAATATCGCTACATTAAACAAAGTGATTCTTCCAGTAATTAGACGTGTTATGCCTACTGTTATTGCTAACGAAATCATCGGTGTTCAACCAATGACTGGCCCAGTAGGTCAAATTCACACACTACGTGTGCGTTATGCAGACTCAGCCAACGGCGCAACAGCAGGTGCAGAAGCACTAAGCCCATTTGATATTGCGAAAGCATACTCAGGTGCAGCCGGCGGTACAGCGGATTCAACAGCATCATTAGAAGGTGAAGCAGGCAACAGAATGTCTATTCAAGTTCTTAAGCAAACAGTTGAAGCGAAAACTCGTAAGTTATCAGCACGTTGGACATTCGAAGCGGCACAAGATGCTAATTCAATGCACGGCCTAGATATCGAAGCGGAAATCATGGCGGCTCTAGCAATGGAAATCACTGCTGAAATCGACCAAGAAGTACTAGGCTCACTAGAAAATCTAGCGACTCAAGGCGCTTCATTCGACATGTCAGGTTCATTCACTGGTACACCAACATTCGTAGGTGACAAGCATGCCGTACTAGCAACACTAATCAACCAACAAGCAAACCTAGTTGCGCAACGTACTCGTAGAGGCGCGGCAAACTGGGCAGTTGTTTCTCCAGCGGCACTAACAGTTCTACAATCTGCAACTACATCAGCATTTGCACGTACAACTGAAGGTACTTTTGAAGCACCAACTAATACTAAGTTTGTAGGTACACTTAACGGTACAATGAGAATTTACGTCAACACATATGCTGGTGACGATGCTCCAGTACTATTAGGTTATAAAGGTCAAGGCGAGATTGACGCGGCGGCATTCTATTGCCCATACGTTCCACTAATGTCTTCAGGCGTTGTGGTTGACCCAGCATCATTTGAACCAGTAGTTTCATTCATGACTCGTTATGGTTATGTTGAACTAACAAACACTGCATCATCACTAGGTAATGCGGCGGACTACGTTTCAAAAATTGCTATTCCAAACGGTACACTATCATTCACATAATTTTATAATTATTTTTGATAATAAAAACCCGGCATTTATGTCGGGTTTTTTAACCTCTACTATTCCTGTTAAACAGATAAATAGACTATAGTACACAATAAAATCTAAGCAAACTTAGTAATTGGAAGAATAACATGGCAGAACAGATTAAATTCGGTGACAGATTATTCCTTAAAGGCGAGAAAGTATTACTTGACAATGGAGTCAGTGATGCTATTATCGAGTCGAGAAACGGCACTTTAGTAATTAAGGGTAATCTAACAGTAGACGGCACCACAACAACCGTCAATACAGAAGAAATTACATTAGCAGACGCACATATCTTGCTCAATGGCAACCATACAGGAACAGCATCAGAAGATGTTGGTATTGAAGTTAATAGAGGCACAGATGATAACGTTAAGTTCTCATGGAAAGAAGATGTTGATAAGTGGACTTTATATGATAAAGACTTAACAACTTCTGGAACAGTGAGTGCTGTGTTTGTCGGAGATATAACTGGTAATATTACATCTACTGGTACATCTACTTTTTCAAATATAGATATAAATGGTGGAACTATTGATGGTACAGTAATAGGAGCAACTACTTCTGCCGTAGGAACTTTTACTACTATAACTGGTGACGGAACCGCAATCACTAACGTTCTTACAAATTATACAACTACAGATTTGGCAGAAGGCACAAACTTATATTATACAGATGAGAGAGTTGATGATAGAATTGATAATTTCTTTGATGCATCATACGGTCTAACAGCAACATATAATGATTCTGCAAACACATACACATTAGACTTTGACCCAATAAATGCTGGAACAGGAGTTGCAGTTTTAGATACAACAGATACTACACAAGCAAAATTTAGGACAGTAAAAGCAGGCCCAAATGGCGATTTGGCAGTCACACTTGACGGTGACCATCTTGTAGTAGACACATCAGTTAAACTTAACATCTTAGAGAAATTTAGCGCAACTGGTACTGGTTCTGTTAGTGTTTATACTTTGCCATTTAATGTTTCACAAGATTGGCATATAGAAGTTTTCATTGACGGAGTATTTCAGGTACCTTCAGTTGCGTATTCAGTTACAACCGGAACTACACTAACATTAACATCACCGTTAGCGTTAAATTCGGTTATGTATGTTTTGAAACTAGCAACAAATAGTGTTAGTACAAGTATCACAAATGCAGATACTTTAGGTGGACAACTTCCAAGTTTTTACACTAACCCAACAGCAGTTAGTACATTCACAAATGATGCAGGTTATATAACGTCTTCTGCAATACCAACAAATCATATGGTAAATGACGCAGATAACACGACAACTGGTAGTATTTTTGTTACTACAGATAATACACAAGATTTAGGTACATCATCAAATAAGTGGAGAGCAATATACGGACATCAAGTAGAAGCAACATTTGCCGACTTGGCAGAACGCTATGCCGCAGATGCCCCATATGATGTAGGTACTGTTTTAGTATTCGGCGGCGAGGCAGAAATCACGTCAACTACAGAATATAATGATAGTAGAGTGGTCGGTGTAGTTTCGACAGCACCTGCATATTTAATGAACGCAGAAGTGGGAAATTCACAGACACACCCAGCAATCGCATTAAAAGGAAGAGTACCGTGTAAAGTAATCGGTCAATGTAAGAAAGGAGACTTACTTACTACTTCCCAACTAGAAGGACATGCTACTGCGGTTTATGGTCAACCAGTTACTGGTTCAGTTATCGGTAAAGCAATGGAAGATAAAACTACATTCGAAGCAGGAATGATAGAGATATTTGTGAGTATGATGTAATGACAACAAAGATTAATAGTTTCGCTTTGGGCGATGATGTAGTTAAAGTAAACCATTTAGATACTAGTATCTTTGGAACTAGTTCAGGTGAAGTTGTTCAAGGTAACACAACAATACAAATTACTACGTCAGGTGATATTTCTGGTGGCGGTACATTAACACTAGGCGCTGGTGGCACACTTAATGTGTCATACTCTGGTCCAACTAATATATCACATTTTACAAATGATTCAAATTACTTAACAGCAGAAACAGACCCAGTATTTTCTGCACATGCGGCGGCAAATGTTACAAATACAAAGATTTCAAACTGGGACACAGCATTTGGATGGGGTAATCATGCAACACAAGGTTACTTAACATCGGCAACAAATAACTATGCAGATTCATTGGCATTTAATACATCAGATGGTATTCTAACTGTAGGTAGAAACGGACTAGGCGATTTAACAGTTGACTTAGACGGAAGATATGCCTTAACTGCGGGCGGGCAACAAGATTTAGATAGTGTTACTTCACAAGGTAATACTACTACAAATGATATTACAGTTAATGGTATGACTGTTAACGGCAACTTGACTGTTAGTGGCACAACCACTACAGTTAATTCTAACACTGTAAATATCGGCGATAATATTATTCTACTAAACAGCGATGAAACAGGCGCTCCGTCACAGAACGGTGGTATTGAAATCAAGCGAGGAACGTCAACAAATAAGACACTACTATGGAATGAAACATCAGACAAATGGACAGTCGGTTCGGATACATTTGTAGCATCAACATTCGAAGGTGACTTAACTGGAAACGCATCAACATCGTCTAAGTGGTCTACAGCAAGAACTATTACATTAGGTGGAGACTTGTCGGGTAGTGTTTCGATAGATGGTAGCACAAATGTTACATTGACTGCGACAATAGGAACGAATAGTGTTGCTCTTGGCACAGATACAACTGGAAACTATGTTGGTGAAGGCGCTACGAGTGGTAACGGTATTAGTGGAAGCGTAAGTAGTGAAGGTGGGACATTTACGGTTACATCAAATGCAACAGAAGCCAATACTGCAAATACTATAGTATATAGAGATGCAAATGGTGATTTTGCCGCAGGTACGGCAACACTAACTGCAACACAGGCACAATATGCTGACTTGGCGGAAAAGTATACAGTAGAATTCGACCATCCTACAGGTACAGTTATGTCAGTTAGTTATGAAGTTAGTTTAATAGATGATGGATTTGAGACAGAACCAGCAAATTCGGGAGATATTCCAATTGGTGTTGTTTCTGATAAACCAGCATTCTTAATGAATGAAACAATAGATGGTCAGGCCCTTGCGTTGAAAGGAAGGGTTCCTGTAAGAGTTAGAGGTAAAGTAAAAAAAGGAGAAGCAGTATACGCCGATGCAAACGGTATAGCATCAACGCATGGCGTTTCTGTAACGGGTACAAATCATCATATCGTGGGAGTATCCTTAGAGACAAACGACACCCAGGCTGAAAAACTAGTCGAGTGTGTATTAAAATTATAGGAAAAATAAAATGGCAATTACAAAAATTACGGATTATGTGCTAGGCGATAGAGCCGTCAATGTTTCAAAACTTGATGTGACCGCAGGCTCAAATGGTCAAGTTTTGTCTATCGATGGTTCAGGTAACCTAGTCTTCATAGATAACACATCAACAGAAGTAATACAAGATGCTTCTGCGGCGATGATATTAGCAGGTACTCATACAAACATATCCGTAGTATATGATGATACTAATAATAAATTGTCACTGAACGCCTCAGGCGCAGTAACGAGTGTTAACAGTTTAACAGGCGCAGTTGTATTGGATACCGACGATATAGCAGAAGGTTCTTCGAACTTGTATTATACAGATGCAAGAGCAGACGCCAGAGCGCAACTTAAAATAGACACACTAGTAGATTCAGCACCAGCAACATTAGACACGTTAAACGAATTGGCCGCGGCGCTAGGTGACGATGAAAATTTTAGTACAACAATAACTAATAGTTTAGCAGGAAAAGAACCAACTATAACTGCCGGTACGACATCTCAATATTATAGAGGTGATAAATCATTTCAAACATTAGATACATCCGCAGTAACAGAAAATACAAATCTATATTATACAGATACAAGAGCCCGTTTAGCAATTTCAGTTTCAGGTGACTTAACATATAATTCATCAACTGGTGTTATTTCTACACAAGGACTCACTTCAAGTACTACAGATGACCTAGCAGAAGGTACAAATAATCTATATCATACAACTACAAGAGCAAGACAGTCTATCTCGGCAAGCGGCGACTTAGCATATAATTCATCAACTGGTGTTATTAGTTTCTCGGCAACCGCATCACCTGTTGTGAGTGTTAATACAAAAACAGGGTCAGTTGTTTTAGATACTGACGATTTGGCAGAAGGCACAAACAAGTTTTATACAGATACAAGAGCAAGAGAATCTATATCTGTAGTAGATGTGAGTGGTGATGGTTCTTTAGCATATAATAATACTACGGGTGTAATTACATATACTGGCCCAAGTGCTAGTGAAGTAAGAGCGCATTTATCAGCGGGTACTGGTGTTACTTACACCAGTGGTGAGTTCTCTATAGGACAATCTGTCGGTACGACAGATAATGTGCAATTTAATAATGTACAGATAGACGGGGTACTAACATCAGATGATATCACAAGTTCTACTATTAGTATTTCAGGTGATGCGACTATTACAGGTGATTTAACAGTTTCGGGCAATACCACATATATAAGCACTACTGATTTATTAGTTGCAGATAGTATAATTACATTAAATTCAGATTGGCCTTCATCTAGTGCACCAACTGAAAATGCAGGTATTGAAGTTAGTAGGGGTACTCAAAATACTGTTGGGATTAGATTTAATGAGTCAATTGATAAATGGCAGTTTACAAATGATGGTTTGACATATAGCAATATCGGGTCATTATCTGCATCAGACTCAGATGACTTATCAGAAGGTACAACAAATCTTTATTACACAGATGCAAGGTCAAGAGGTGCGATAAGCATCACAGATTCTGGCGGTGATGGTTCATTGTTATATAACTCAACAACTGGTGTAATTACATATACTGGCCCAAGTGCTAGTGAAGTAAGAGCGCATTTGAGTGCATCAGGCTCATTGGCATATAACTCAACAACTGGTGTGTTTTCATATACAACGCCAAATACTATTGCAAGTTTAGGAAACCACGATACAGATGATTTAGCAGAAGGCACTAATAATCTATATTTCACGTCGGCACGTAGTACAGCACAATTCAATACAGATTTAGCGGCATCAGATACAGATGACCTATCTGAAGGTACAACAAATCTTTATTATACAACTGCACGTTGGGATACTAAGATGGCGGCGGCTGATACAGACGACCTATCAGAAGGCTCAGCAAATCTATATTATACACAAGCAAGAGCAGATGCAAGAGTTGATGTACTAAGACAAAATCTTTTAACTGATGGTGGTGAAGATGTACATTTTAATAACTTAACAAATCTACCAACCATCGTAAGAGACACTATCACTGGTGATGGTTCAACGACTACATTTACATTAAGTGCTACACCTGGTAGCGCAAATGCACTAATTGTTACTATTTCAGGTGCAACACAAACACCAACTACAGACTACACAGTATCATCAAATACTATTACATTCACATCGACATTGCCGTTAAGTCAAGTTGCAGAAGTAAGACACGTTGGCTATCAGATATCAGGAGGCACAATAACAACTGCTACTGATTCACAATTGCTTGATGGATTAGATAGTACTCAGTTTTTAAGAAGTGACACTAACGATACAATGGTAGGTGATTTGACTATGACGGGCGACATTGTCCCGACTACAGATGACACGTATGATTTAGGTAGTTCATCTAAAAAGTGGGCTAATGTATACGGGCATTCAATTGAAGCAACATTTGCCGACTTGGCAGAAAGATATGCCACAGATGCTCCTTATGAACCAGGCACAGTAGTTGTGTTCGGTGGAGAAGCAGAGATTACTACCACAACTCAAGCATTAGATGTTGCAATTGCAGGCGTTATTTCAACAGACCCAGCGGTGAAACTAAATGCAGATGCAGGCAATTCACACACACATCCTTATGTAGCATTGCGTGGGCGTGTCCCATGTAAAGTAATCGGCCCAGTTAATAAAGGTGACTTGATGGTAACATCAGATACTCCTGGCTTTGCAAAAAGTGTTGGTAAAGTAGATTATGGTGTGTCTGTATTTGCTAAATCTATCACTACTGACTTGTCCGGTGGCGAGAAAACTGTTGAAGTTGTAATATTATAGAATTAAGTATAAACATCTTAAATATTCCGTTTACGATAAATACTATCAGAGAGAGCGAATCCCGCCTTCTCTGATTGAAATCGATTTTAAAAAAATTTAGACGGGAGAAATAATATGGCAGCATATGCAATTCAGTTCCGACGTGGTACAACTACTCAACACTCATCCTTTACAGGCCTTCTGGGCGAGGTTACAGTTGATACTGACAAGAAAACACTTGTCGTCCATGACGGTTCTACAACTGGTGGTTTCCCACTTTCACGTGAAGGTGCGGCGGCAACAAGTTCGACAGGTTCATTTACATCAAATGTATCAGTCGGTGGCACATTAGCAGTAACGTCAACATCAACGTTTGGTGACGATGTAGGTGTAACTGGTGACTTGACAATGACAGGTCACATTCTACCAAGTGCGAACATTACATACGACTTAGGTTCAACGACACATATGTGGCGTGATATCTACGTTGGTCCAGGCTCATTATATGTTAATGGCAAAAAAGTTATCGAAGATGACTCAGGTTCAATTAGCATTACAACAGAAGCAAACGAAGACCTAAAAGTCAGTACAACTGGCACAGGTACTTTGAAATTCATTTCAGGTAATGGTATTAACTTTACTGGTGAATTAGGCGCAGTATCAGGTGATTTACAAATCGGTGACCACATCGATATGAATTCAAATCTAATCAAAGAACTGGCAACTCCAGTTTCTGGTACAGATGCGGCAAACAAAAACTATGTTGACTCTGCGGCGGCAAGCGCAGTAACAGGCGGCGGTAACGCTGTTTCTGGTACAACTGGTGCGTTTTCTAGTGACGTTACAATCACTGGTGACTTAACAGTTAACGGTACAACAACTTCAATCAATACAACACAGATTGATTTAGCAGACAACATTCTACTATTAAATTCAGATGCCACTGGTTCTGCCACAGCATCAGCAGGTCTTGAAGTTGAGCGTGGTGATGACTTGAATGTTCAGTTTTTATGGGACGAAGCAAATGACCGCTGGACAACAGGTGCAGAAGACTTCTACACAACAGGTACAATTACTGGTGACTTAACTGGTGATGTAACTGGTACAGTTTCATCAATTGCTAACCATTCTACTGACGATTTGTCAGTAGGTACTACTAACAAGTACTTCACAAATGCATTAGCGGATGCCAGAATTGCTCTACAAGTTGGTTCAAACTTAGATTTGTCATCAATGACTACAGCAAATTTGACAGAAGATTCATCTAACAAGTACTACACAGATACACGTGTAGGTTCTTATCTAACTACTAACTCATATGCAACAGAGTCATATGTAAATACAGCAGTAGCAGGCAAAGACCAATTATCAGAACTATCTGGTACAACAGATGACGTAACTGAAGGTTCAACTAACAAGTACTTCTCAAACACACTGGCACAAGGCGCAATCTCAGTAAGTGGTGATTTGTCATACAACTCAGGTGTAGTATCTTTCACAGAAAGAACAGATGCAGAAGTAACTACACTAGCGAAAGCGGCTATCTCAGCAAGTGGTGATTTATCATACTCAAACGGTGTAGTATCTTTCACAGAAAGAACAGATGCAGAAGTAACTACACTAGCGAAAGCGGCTATCTCAGTAGGCGGCGACTTGTCATACAATAATGGTGTTGTATCATATACAACTCCAGCAGAAGTTGACAACTACGTAGACTCGTTATCATTCTCGGGTGGTACTTTGACCGTAGGTCGTACAGGTGCATTATCAGACTTGACAGTTGATATCACAACAGCAACAACTATGAAACATACTCATGGTTATTCAGTTTCGGCAGATGATGAATCTGATAATACTGGTTCAACACATTCAATTACTTGGTCGACTTTAAACGGTACAGATAAAATTGACTTCGGTTCAAACGCAGTAGCGTATGGTTCTGAAATTGATGTAGCACCGTTTGTGCAAGTATTCATCAACAGAATGGTTCTAAGACCGAATGAAGTAACAATTACTTCATCAGGTGTGACATTCGCCTCAGGCGTTGTAGCAGAAGATGATGAATTAGAAATCATGTATATGGACGAAAAATAATATATTCTTAATCAAAGAGTAGAGGGCACCATCCCTCTACTCCGTTCTTTAGAACATTAGACCATGAGGGTCTATCGATATTAAGATAACTTTTTTAAGGAGAAAAAAATGGCACGTAAATTTAGACACAACGGTTCCACGAATACAGGTATTCAACGTGGTAAGCGTTATAAATATGACTCAACAGGTAACATCACAGAGATTACTGGTACTCCAGATATGTCATCAGATGATATTATCTTTTCAGGTACAAAATCATCAATTAGACGTATTGCAGACCTAGAACGTAACGTATCAATTCTAGCGGCAAAAGACTCAGGTGATGGTGGTGCAACAATCGCCAAAACTATGAGCGGTAAAGTCAAATTCAAAAACAATATTGAAGTTGATGGTACACTAGAAGCAGACGGTAACGTTGATGTTGCAGGTACATTAGATGTACAAGCAGGTCTAACTCTTGGTTCAGTTGCACAAGAAGTTATAATGGATGTAATCGGTGGTATGGTTTCGGGTAACACTGAATCAGGCATCACAGTAACATATGATGATTCATCAAACGAATTTGATTTTGATATCACATCAGCACCAAAATGGGAAACTGCACGTACTATTACGTTAGGCGGCGATTTAAGCGGGTCAGTAAGTATTGATGGTTCGCAAGGCGTTACATTAACGGCAACAGTTGCGGACGATTCACACGCACATATTATCAGTAACGTTGATGGTTTACAAACTGCGCTTGATTCCAAACAGGACTCAGGTAATTTTGTAACAACAACTAGTTCACAAGCACTAGGTACAGCATCAAATGTTTTAACATTTTCTGCAAACACATTAACATTAGCACGTGGTGATGGTTCAACTGATACAGTTAACCTATCAGCATACCTAGACGATACTAACGCGGCAAAAATCACATCAGGTTCAATGGCATCAAATGGCGTTGCAACATTTACACGTGATGATTCTTCAACGTTTACAGTTGATATGTCAGTTCTACTAGATAATGACAACTTAGCACGTATCACAACAGCAGGCTGGAATACTAGCAACGGTGTTTTAACTCTAACACGTAATGATAATTCAACTGTAACAGTTGACTTAGATGACCGTTATGCAACAACAAGCGGAGCCCGTGCGTTAGGGGCAACGGCGTTATCAGTTTCTAATGATACTATCACACTAACTAAAGGTGACGGCACATCAGAATCAGTAACAGTTTCAGATGCTAACTCAGACAACTATCTAACTGGCGCTTCATTCAGTACTTCAAATGGTGTTCTAACACTAACACGTACAAATGGTGACGTAACAGTTGATTTAGATAGTCGTTACACAGACAACGGTTATGCAGACACTATGAACCAACATGTTCGTACAACTGATTCACCAAGTTTCGTGGCAGTTACAGCAGACGACTTCAACGGTACGGCGACATATGCAAAATATGCCGACCTTGCTGAAAGATATGCGGCAGACGCCCCATATGAAGAAGGTACTGTGTTAGTATTTGGTGGTGAAGCAGAAGTCACATCATCTCAAGGTTACGCATCTAATAAGATTGCAGGTGTTGTTTCAATTAAGCCAGCAGTAGCAATGAACAGTGAAGCAGGTAACTCACAAACTCACCCATATGTAGCACTACAAGGTCGTGTTCCAGTTAAAGTTGTAGGTCTAGTATCTAAAGGCGACATTCTTGTTGCATCGGATATCGTAGGTACTGCAACAGTTTGGAAAGAAACAGACACAGACCCACGTATGACTGCATACATCGGTATCGCTATCGAAGATAAGAACGTAGGCGGCACGGGTATGGTAGAAGTTAAAGTAGGTAAGTAATTACACTTTACTCTAAGTTATTTAAAGGGAGCAGAAATGCTCCCTTTTTTATTGCCTATTAGCAAAAGAATTTTTTGAGTGTGTTGTACAGGCTTGTACGAGTAGCAGATGTGTCTTCAGTTGTATTGTCATTAATCCATTCTGGGAATGCATGAAATAACTTTTTCCATTGTAGCATTTCATTATGCAAATCAACAATTTTTTTGATATATTCACTAGTATTAGAGAAGTTGAATTCTACCTTCAACTCATTGATGCGTTCCTTACATTCTTTTAAGTCTTCTAAATCTTTATCGATAGCAAGTAATATAGTTTCAAATTCTTGCGTATTTTTAAACTTTTCTATTAGAAACATATGATGTTTGTTCTTGGGTCTATCCTCATATAGGAACATGATTTCTTGCAAATCATAGTATAACGCCTTGACTGGATTGATACTCTCTCTGTATCTTTTAATAACCTCGGGAATAGCAAATTTGGTATCCTCAGTACATAGATTTTCGAGTACACTTGATGCCAAGAAGTTAATTCGTGTTCTGCTAGTTGTTAAGTTTTTTCTGGACTTTTCTCTAATCTTATCAATAACGATGTCTACTAATCGTTTTGTGTCTTTATCTAAGTTCTTTTTTAGATACTCAACATGTCCTGGAGTTGCAGATACAACAGAGGTACGTAGATTATCTGTAATCTTTCCAGTTTTCAGGAACTCTTTACAGTCACGTATAAATCGTTGTTTTTTGAAATCTATGATTTCGTTCATCTTATCTCCTAACACTAGTATTTACACTAATTAGAAGAAAATTATAGTGATACTATAATGTCCCTGACAATTTTGAGTTTGTTCTTTTTGAATAAAGTTCTACGTGTGCCGGGGTGAAGTGGCTTGGGTATATGGTGTCTATCTACCCATGTATACCCACCTGATTCGTTATTAAGTTTTGGTATAAATTCTTTGCTGACAATGATAACAAATGAATAATAACTAAAATTTTTGTCACGTGAATGATATTGGTCTAATGGATATATTCGTTCAATATCATTTATTCGGTCGATGTCTAATTCTTCTTCAATTTCTCTTAGTAATGCTTGTGCTATATTTTCTTTGTCTTCGACTTTCCCACCGAAGAAACCCCAATTTCTTGGTTGTGACCCTTCTTTTGTTCTTTGTTGTAGTAATAAACGTTTTGTATCTTTTGCTATGATACACGCCCCTGCCGCTCTAATCATTTATCTGCCTTATGGTGTTGTTGTGACTAATTCTAGTCTCCAGTAGCCGCTTTCATAAATTCCTTGGAATGTATCTGACCATTCGCCCTTTTCAAATTTAAACTGTTGCATAGTATATGTGTTCGTTACATACGCACGTAGTGAGTACTCACTTGCATCAAAACTTACAACCCATTCGCTACCATTGTATTCAATGATATCATTTTTAGATATTTCAATACCAAAGTGACTGCTACTTGTAGCATCAGTCAATGATAAGTATCTTTGTCCTGTGGCGACATTAGGTATTCCATTGAATCCCGGTCTTGCCGTAACAGCATCAATAATTCTATCTACTGAATTTACTGTATTTGTTGGCAATGTAGCAGTATCTACACTGAATGATAATAACTCCGCGTCACTTGTTGCGGATATTGTACCAATGACATCAGCATTTAAGTCTTCTATTTCGCCATGATATTTAAGTCTTAATCTGGACACACCATCGTCTAGTGTCCCATAATTTTCTAATACTGTGTCCCATGTTATATTATTGTCGTAGTTGCCATTTGCTAATGGTTGCAATGTAACGTTTCCATTTACATCTTCTCCTACTTTCAATGCATAGTTTTCAGGTGTTACGATAACACTTGATTGTTTTTCTAAATCTCTAAAGAATTCAAACGCATCAGGGTCATAATCTAATGTATCTAAATCAGTATAATTGTATATATTATGAATAATATTTCTAATAACATTTTGTCTTGTCACCTGTGCTGGAGGGTTAATCCAAATAGGTATTTGAAAAGTCAATGTTGCGATATCTATCTGGTCTTCGATTCCTGCAGGAATGCCCCGACTTGTCCATTGTATGTCAGTCATTTCTACAACTGTGATTGTTGTCCAATCTACGGGATTATCGTTGTGTTGTATTTCTAATGCTGGATTAAATAATACTAACATCTGTTCGAGTAATTGAAGTTTTTGGTCTGTATTAGAAGTCCATACATCAACCTGCATATTTAACAGATACGGTACTGGCATTAATCTTTTTACACTATATTTTTGTCCAGTTTCATTCGTATATTGTTTAGCAACCGGGTCATACTTTCTTTCGTTGACACTTACTGCATCATTAAAGAATGGTTCTTGTAAACGTTGCCTGTCTGGTATTAACCCTTGAACCCAACATGCAATAAATGGTGCAGAGTTAATAATATTTTCTGAATTCCCTTTTAGAATTGTTGAAGCCATACGAGACACATCTCCATATCTTGCTGGTACTCTGATATAATAGTCTGTAACGTTGTCGTTCATCTTCTTTCCTGTCTTTACAGAAAATCCACTAAACATTCTTACAAACTGTAATATATATCTTCTTATTTGTTCATCATAGAAATGTTCTTGGCTCATATTAATCCACCTTCGGTCTTACCGCTTTAGATAAGTTTACTTTTGATTTTATTTGTGTACCATCGTCAAGTATTACACTACCATCATTATTGATAAATTTGTGGTGTAAGTGATGCCCAACTTCCCATGCACCGTCATCGTCTTCTATCTTATACCATTTGTTATCTCTATATTGAAATAGTCTACTTGGAGTATAATCAGTACGTAAGAAATACGAATCTTCAGCAGGACTATCCGGAAATTGTGTCCCGTTTGCTACTGTGGCATAGTCTATATCTTCAGGATGGTCACCTTGTGTTGCGTAAACCATATTATTTGTTCTGTAATCCCAGTATTTTCCTGGAACATTTTCTTGTGCTTCATCTACAATTGCATCAGTTATTTGAAGTTCTTTGTTGTATGTTGACAAGATATTTTTCAAGTCATCTGCTTCTTCACCAGTACCAAGAATATCTGAGTACTCTTGTGTGTCCTGTAGTTGTTTACAACGAACACGCCAAATATGCGGCCACCAACCTGCATCAAATCCTTCAGCACCTTTAGTTGCTTCTTGTACGACCCAATATTGATTGACAGCATCACTATCTTCTTCTAGTAACATATCTTCTCTCATATGAGGCAGTTCGATTACATCACCAGTCATAATTTTACGACCTAGTTGATTGACCATCTCGTTCAAATGTAGAGTGAACACTTGTTGGTCATTACCTAAGAACATACCGAACTGTGATAATTCAAAGTCTTGGTCAGTTACAGTATATACACCTCTTAAATCGTAAATTTCAGTATCATACTTTCGGTCACGATTTTCCATAAACAATAAATCTTGTATTGCTGGTTGGGCAGGGTCATAATTAGGGTCAGTTTCGTCCTGAGACCCTAGATACTTGTGTATCAATAATGAAGTTCCGCCATGGTCAAAGTGTGCTTTGACTGTCTTATCAGCGAATTTGTAATCATTGCCCTTACGAGGGTTCCATAAACTTAATCTTGGCATAAAAATTTTCCTTGACTTATTACTGTATTTATCATATAATAGTACTTATCTATATTTAAGGATTTAAAATGAATGAAGGATATACAATAATACGTGGTATGTTGCCTAGTATGGTAACACATCAATTCAAATTATGGGCTATGAACCCAGAAAGATGTCATCGTGGGAACGCCGTAAACGGGAAATACTACAATAAACATCGAAAGGGAAGAGAATATGACTGTTGGTGGACAACTGCGCCTCCTGTCGAAATGTGGAGTCCTATAGTACAACAATTGCATACTTATATAAGTGCGCTATTCGAATCAGAAGATTGGGGCATTCATGGAGTAGATTGTATTACTACACGTCCTGGTAGTTCAAAGATTAGAGCGCACATTGATAGTCCTTATCGTTTTGATGAATATGCAACGTCAGAAGAAACATTGGGCGTCCAGGTAATTATACCCTTAGACCAGTTTACATTAGAAAATGGTGCAACATCATTTATACCTGGAAGTCATGCAGAAATGATTCATTACAAAGATATTGAAGAATTTCAGGAAATATATGATGAACGAATCAGAAATGAAGGAGTACAATTTTTGTCTCAACCTGGTGATGTATTGATGTATAATGGAAGAACGTTACACAGCACAATGCCAAATAATGCAGACACATTTCGTAGTGCATTGTTAATAAACGCTCTTTCCAAAGATATAATAGACAAGACAAATTTGCTTGATAAAAACACAGATAGAAAAAAAACTTGACAAATTGGTGCTTTTGTAGTTAAATATAAACAGTAACGACTATATACTTTTAAAATAGGAGACGAAATCCAATGGCGATTAAACTTGCTAAGAGAAAAAAATCAGCACAGCGTGGCTCAAAATATACAGATATATCGTATACTGGACCAGAACCTACATGGAAAGATGCAGACACATGGTCAGGCGAAAAATATTATAGAGAACGTAATCGCACAACTACGTTTTATGCATACTATTATAAATCAAAAGATTTTGTTGTTTGGGCAGTTGACTGGATGAAAGAAAACGGTTATACTAAAGAACAAATAAAAGCATATAAGTCAGCGGAAGATTGGCGTACAAAAAGTACAATAGCAAGTTATGCCAGAGCATTGATGAATGGTATGCCTGAAAATAATGAAGGTGTACCGGCATACTTAGATACATTGGCTGGGGTATCAGCAACATGTGTACGTGATGCAACTGATATAGTTAAAGAAGAAATCAATAAGATTATTGAAATCGGTGCAAAAATTTTAGAAGAAAAGAAAGAAGTAGAAGAAGTTGCAGTAAACAAATATAGACCATCTATTCAGCAGTTGTTACGTGACAAAGCGTTATCAATGACAGATGATATCGAAGAATTTATTGATAATTTTGATAACACTGCAAAAATGTTGAAAGAGTTTGACCCTTATAAACTACTAATAAGAGAGCAGGCAAAGGCAAATCATGCAAAGATTATTCTTAATCAGTATAAGCCAGTAGCAGACGAACTAGATGAATTACTGAATCCTCCCAAGCGGATGAATGAAAGACAAAAAGATTTCTATGAACAACTTAAAGAAGGTTATGCTTACCTGACTAAGCCTGAAATTAAGGTAATGTATAAGATGTACCTATCTATTGTTGAAGCATGTGATATGATTATCGCTAAAGCAAAAGCAACAAGAACACCGCGTAAGAAGAAACCAGTTAGTGCAGAAAAGCAAGTTGCAAAGTTTAAGTATATGAAGCAACATGTAGATACTAAGACAGTTAGTATGAATCCAGTAGAGATTGTAGGCGCACAAGCAGTTCTTGTGTATAATACAAAGAACAGAAAACTAGGTATTTACTATGCTAGTAATATTGACCCTAAAGGATTAGGTAGAGAAGGCTCTGGACTTAGTGTCAAGGGAACAACTATTCAAGGCTTTGATGAAAAGAATAGTGTGCATAAAACATTGCGTAAACCAGAAGAACAACTTTCTAAGTTTAAGAAAATTACCAAACGTTCATTGCAGAAAGAATTCGGAGCAATTAATTCTGTAGAGACTAAAATGAACGGCCGTTTTAATGATAACAGTTTAATAATTAAGGTTTTCTGATAAATAGTATTGTTGATGCACGACGGTGTATTGTTAATCTCAGGAGACATTATAATGGCAAAACAGACATTCTATTTTTTAGAAACAACATTCCCTCAGGCGGTAGCAGATGCTAACACTGATAAGACTGGTTATGAGATTTCTCGTAGTTATTTGTGGGAATATATCCAAGAAACTGATTCAAAATATGCAAAAGCAATTGAGGGCTTTGTATTTGATGAGGTTAGACACTACCCTTGGAACGGTAACAAAGCAGGTGTTCGTATTAGATTTATGAGCGAAAGACATTTCACTCAATATACTAAAATGGTTAAAGAATATAGAGCATGGGCAGAGGCAAATCGCGGCCTAGTATTTTCACATGAAGTTTCAGCAAACTTTGAATTGGGTGTTGAAGATACGCCTTATAAAGCAGACGATGAAACAGAAATCGCCCCTACTTCATACGAACGCAGATTTATTCAATTGTTTGAAGATATCGCAGAAACACGTGGGTTTAACGTATCGTAATATAAGTTGTTAAATTTAAATTAGTAGGCCCCTCTTTAAGAGGGGTTTACCATATCCATAATTTGTTTTTATGATAAATACAATATAATGGAGACTTTCAATGGCAAAAAATAGAAATAAAATAAAGAATGATGTAATCAACCAAGTCAGACTATTACTAGGTGATGGTATGATTGATATCGAACTAGACCCAGAACACTATGACCTGGCTATTGATATTGCTTTATCTAAAATTAGACAACGTTCAGAAAATGCAGTAGAGGAAGATTTCTATACAATTGAACTACAAGAAGAACAAGATGAATACTCTTTACCAGAAGAAATCATTGAAGTAAAGAAGATTTGGAATCGTGCATTTGGCCATGGCATATCTGCTGGTGTAGATATGGACCCATTTGAATTAGCATATGCTAACTCGTACTTCTTTATGAACAATCATCTAGGTGGTATTGCGACTTATGAACTATTTGCCGGATACAGAGAAACATTGAATAAGATTGCCGCAACTGAAATTAACTTCATATGGAATCCTAGTACACATAAACTTAAACTTCTTAGAAAGTTAAGAGCAAAAGAAACTGTACTTCTACATGTTCATTTAGAAAGACCTGATGATGTTCTTTTACAGGACAACTATCTTAAGTCTTGGTTACGTGATTATGCATTAGCATATTGTAAGAAAATGATTGGTGAAGCACGTTCTAAATTCTCTACATTACCGGGCGCACAGGGTGGTGTTTCGCTTAATGGCGATGTAATGAAACAAGAAGCAGATGCGGGTATTGAAAAACTTGAGAACGAATTAAAATTGTACTTAGATGGCTCAGCACCATTAGGATTTATTATCGGTTAATACTTGACACACTTGCATAACTATGCTATACTTCTTTTAGTTAAGTTATGATAAGGAAATCTCAGATGATTATTGGTATATGTGGACTCATTGGTTCTGGTAAAGGCACAGTTGCCGATATTTTAGTAGAAAAACATAACTTCATAAAACTTTCCTTCGCAGACAAACTCAAAGACGGTGTTGCAACTGTATTCGGCTGGGACCGTTCTATGTTAGAAGGCGACACAGTAGAGAGTAGAAAATGGCGTGAACAAGTTGATACGTTTTGGACTAAAGAAACGGGTCGTGAGATTACTCCCAGATTAGTTCTACAAGAGTTTGGCACTGACTGTATGCGTAATGGTTTTTATGACGGCATTTGGGTTAGTCTAGTCAAACAAGAAATAATTAACAATCCTGAAAATAAGTATATCGTTCCTGATGTACGATTTGCAAATGAGATAAGCATCATTAAAGATTTAGATGGTGAAGTTTGGAATGTCAGACGTGGTGATTTACCTGAATGGTGGGGAACTGCAATCTTAGATAATGCAACAGATTCAGACTTGATGAAAAGTAACTATCCCAATGTGCATCAAAGTGAATGGAGATGGATAGGAACTAATGATACTTTTAGTCATATTATCTATAACGATAGTGACCTACAGTCACTATATATCCAAGTTTCAAAGACGTTATCTATGTAGTTAACTTCCAAACACCTGTTTTTTCGTAAAATATGATAAATATTGTTAGCAATTCATATTTTAAACAAGGAGAACAGAATGCCTACATTAGTATCACCAGGTGTATCAGTAACAGTTGTAGATGAGTCACAATATGTGGCCGCAACACAAGGTACACTTCCATTATTAGTTATTGCTACGGCAAGTAACAAAGCAGACACTTCTGGTTCATCTATTGCTTCTGGCACAGTTCCAGCAAACGCTGGTGTGGCTTATCTAGTATCTTCACAAAGAGAATTAGTTGAAACTTTCGGAGAACCTAAGTTCTACGAAGTTGGCGGTTCAGTTGTGCAAGGCGCAGAGACAAGCGAATATGGTCTATTGGCTGCATATCAATATCTAGGTGTTTCAAACAACGCTTACGTTATTCGTGCAGATATCGACCTAGCAGAATTAGAAGCAACTACGACAGAACCTGCAGGTGTAATCACAAACGGCTCATATTGGCACAACACGTCAAAATCTAAATGGGGACTATTCAAATGGGATGGTTCAGCATGGGTTGACGCAAACGTATCAGTATTGACAGACGCACCAGGAACAGGAAACGTAGAGACATTAGACGGTTCAGGTTTCGCGGCACCATCAAACACATACGGTTCAGCAGGAGACTACGCCGTAGTAGCATCAACTTCAAAAGTTGGTTACTATCAGAAAGTAGCAAGTGCATGGGTTTTATTAGGTAATGTAGGCGCAGGCGATTTTCAATTCTCTGCATTTGCACCAACAACACAGAAAGGTGGCGGCGCCTTAGTAGCAGGCGACACATATGCTCGTTTAACAGAACAAGGTGGCGGAATTGATATTGACATGAATGTTTATAATTCAACATCTGGTCTATTCACATCAGTTCAGGCTCCAACATATGCATCTGACGATGCGGCTGGTTCAGCATTAATTTCAGTCGGCGACATATACACAAGATATGACGCTACACTTGGTTTCTTTGAACTAAGACGCCATACAGGCGCAACAAAAACTATGCTAACAACAGGAACTATTCCTGATACAGCATCAATCACATCAACATTTACTGTAGAAAGTTCGTCATTTAATATGTCAGGCCAGTCTATTGACCAAGTAGTAACAGCATTACAAAGTGATGCAGGTTTGAATACAGCAAATGTTCAAATTGAAAAAGTTGGCACTAACAAAATACGCTTCACTAAAACTGACGGCAAAGAACTAAACATCGAGTTCTCTGTTGGTCAAACAGCAATGGGCTTCGTAGATGCATCACAAAGTGCATCAGTTTGGGAAGCATTAGTATATGAAGCAAAATCAACACAAATCACTGGTACAATCGCAGAAGGAACTCTATGGTTCAACTCTGATTTAAAAGTTGAAATCTTAAAAAATACATGGAACGGCTCGGCACAAGAATGGGCAAAACATGCATGGTCAGAAGATACAGAAGGTCTTCTAGCAACTGAACTACAATTGCGTTCAGGTGAACCTACAAAGCGTAAAGACGGTACATCGGCTCTAGTAGCAGGTGATATTTGGGTAGACGGTGATGCTCTTCCTTACCCAACAGTATATCGTTGGTCAGGTTCAGCATGGGTTAAGTTAGACACAGCAGACCAATCATCAACTAACGGTTTATTATTTGGTAACTATTCAAATGATGCTCCTTATGATGCAAACGGTGCCGCTAACAGTCGTACAGTACATGCACAAGTTCCAAATGCAGAAACATCACCAGACGGTATGTTAATGGTTAACATGGACTACTCAACTTATAATGTCAAGCAATACACAGACGGTAAGTGGGTATGGGTTTCAGGTGTAAACACGGACGGTTCAGGTAAGTTCGGCACAGATGCACAGCGTCACATGGTTGTAGAAGCAATGCAATCAGCGATTACATCGAATGATGGTATTCGTGCAGAATCAACTTACTTCAATTTGATTTCGGCTCCTGGCTACCATGAGTTAATGGATGAAATGATTACTCTTAATAAAGATAAGAAAGAAATCGCATTCATCGTAGGTGATTGCCCAATGAACTTGAAGTCAACTTCAACAGAAATGAAAGCATGGGCAGATTCAAACATGCCAGCAGAAACATATGCGGCAGTTTACTATCCACATGGTCTGTCAACTGACTTGAGTGGTAATGATGTTGTTATCCCTTCATCAGCAATTGCTTTAAGAACTATTGCTTTCTCTGACCAAGTATCATTCCCATGGTTTGCACCAGCAGGATTGACACGTGGTGTAGTTTCAAACGCATCACAAGTTGGTTATGTAAACTCTGAAAATGAGTTTGTAAGAACAAGACTAAGTGAAGGACAACGTGATACATTATATACAGCACGTATGAACCCAATTGCAGACTTCCCAAATCAGGGTTTAGTTGTATACGGTCAGAAGACTTCACAAGCATTTGCAAGTGCATTAGACAGAATCAACGTAGCACGTCTAACGAACTACATGAGACATAATCTTGACCAACTTTCACGTGGTTTCTTATTCGAACAGAATGATAAAATTACACGTGATAACATGAGAGATGCAGTAGAACGTTTCTGTGGTGGTCTTGTTACAGATAGAGGTCTATATGACTTCTTAGTAGTCTGTGATGAGTCAAATAACACACCAGCACGTATTGATAGAAACGAATTATGGGTAGATGTTGCTATTCAACCAGTTAAAGCGGTTGAGTTTATCTACATCCCACTACGTATTCGTAACACTGGTGAATCACTAGCATAATACACTTTACATTTAATGTAACGAGAAACCCGGCTTTTGTCGGGTTTTTCATTAAGTACGACTTAATTCCTCACAGAATTGATAAATACTATAGTAAAACATAGATTGCAATCTATTATAGGAGACAGAAAATGGCAAGAACGTTAAACAACTTTGGTGTTCCACTAGACTCGGGCGAAAACGCTCAAGGTACTGGTATTTTACAGCCAAAACTAAATTACCGCTTCAGAGTACAAGTAGCGGGCTTTGGTGGGGTTTCACAGAACACCCAAGAATTTACAAGACAGGTAATGAATGTTACTCGTCCAAAGGTCTCACATGAGTCAATTCCACTAGATTCATACAACTCACGTATGTATATGATGGGTAAACACACATGGGAACCAATTACAATTACATTGCGTGATGATATCGCAAACAATCTAACTAAACTAGTTGGTCGTCAAGTACAATCACAACTAGACCACAGAAATCAAAGAGGTCCTTCAGCAGGTACTAACTATAAGTTTTCGACATTGATTGAAATCTTAGATGGTAACTCAGGTAACCCAACTGAACAGTGGCAATTAGAAGGTTGCTTTATTACTAATGCAGACTATTCACAAACAGATTATGCTGTTTCTGACCCAGTACAAATCATTTTGACACTACAATATGATAATGCTGTGTTTACAGATGCAGAAATTATGCCAGACCAAGTATTTATTAACAACTCAAGTTCAGCAGGTTAATAAAGAGGTAGTCGGTTATGGCAGGTGAAGACCGTCAAAGCATAGGTAATAGGAAGCGTATCCTGGCGGATAGCGCAGGTGCTAAACATAGATTTGGATTTGAACAACAAGGCCAAGCCAACGGTGTTGGCCGTTCAACCATTACTAAAGCGCCTAAAACTTCTGACCTATGGTTTGTCGAATTCAATCAAACAAGCAACGATAACGGTGTAAAACCACTAGATATATCAGCATTAGCAAGAGCAGTGTCTGGCATCTCAGTAGTGACAAGTACTATACCAGTCGACCAATATGGTAAGCGACTATATGTACCTACACGTGTAGACTTCCCAGAAGTAAGTATTACGATGTATGATACTGTTGATGGTACAATGTTTGACATGGCGGCAAGAATGTATGAAAGATTTTTCAAAAATAATAGTCTTGCACCGGCAGATGGAATGCAAGAAGGGTATCTTTCTGCACATAACCAATTATATGGTAGAAAAATGCCAGACAAAAGCACTGGTGAATACTATCATCAAAGTTTTGAAAGTATTAAAGTCAATCACTTTTTTGGTAATCTTGATTCATCACAAGAAAATGAAGGCTTTGTGCAACAAATACAACTGATTAATCCATTAGTTACAAATATAACATTTTCACCCAGTGATTATTCTTCATCAGAACCAAGAACAATAGAAATCACGGTACAGCCTGAAAATATAGTTTTTTATCCTAAAGATGATAATGTACAGTTTCCAAGTTGGATGTCACTTGGGCTAGACTACATGTTAGATGAACTTTCTCCAGTTACAACTAAAACTAAGGGAATGAATAAAGAAGAAGAACTATTTAATAAGTTACTAACAGAAATGCAGAACACTTCTAATTTCCCAGACGAGGATGGAGTTAAGGAGCAAGATAAACTTGATGAGATTAGAAAACTTAATCAACTCAGAAAGTTGTATAATAAGACACAAGAGTTATCAGGTGACAGAGAAGCCGCAAAAGCATTGTTACAAGAGTTAAGAAATGATATCGGAACTATAAAAGCAAGTAACTTGATGTATGCAGAAGAAACTGAGCAGAATAGAGAAAGAACTAATAATAGTAAACAGGGAATGAGTATCGATTTAAGAGAAACAATGGCAGGAACTAGACCCTCTGCACAGGAAACAGGTAATTCTTATAAATCGACTATATTAAATCCGAATGTACCAGATTTTGCAGGCCTAGGTAGTGTTGATGGTGGAAGTCAAACTTATAGCCCAGCAAACTTCGGTTCAGCAGTTACAAACGAATTAGTTAGTGCATTTTTTAATGGAAGAAGTGTTAATTTTAGTAATATAACTAGAGATATCGGTCAAGGAATACTTGGTAATACAGGTATCGGTAATTTAACATCTCTAGGAAAAACATCTCAAAGTAAATTTGGTATAGCAGGAGACCTCATTAGAGACGGTATAACAAATGGCCTTAGACAAACAAATACTAATGGAATAAACACAACAACAACACCTGCGTTTTCAAGTGAAGACAGTCAGACATTAAATCAGACAAAATCATCAAATTCATCACCTGACAAAACGATGCAACAGAATAAAATTAGACTGTTAAATCAACAAAGGAGCCCAAGATGAAGATAGATTTACTTACTGCTAATCTAAAGAAAAAGGGCTTTACACAAGATAAGGCTGAAACGTATGCAATAGAAATTCAGAATATTGCAAAATCATTTGGTTTAAATCCGTATGATTTAGTTAACGAAGTGTCTGAAGACTTTTCATTTAATGATTTAGGAGCATTTGCTCTTAATAATGCATTGCGATTCGGTTATAAAACAGGCAAAGTAACGCCTTTAAAACCAAATAAGTATGTCGCAAGAGCAATTATTAAATGAGAAAATTTCATCAAGGTAAATATACTGTAAAGAATCCCGCAAAGTACTCTGGTAGCGGTGAACCTACCTTTCGTAGTAGTTGGGAACATACATTCATGTGTTTCTGTGACGATAATCCTAATGTAATGGCATGGGCAAGTGAGCCAGTTAGAATTACATATCAACATCCACTAAATGGTAAGGTAACTAGTTATGTTCCTGATTTTGTCATTGTATATATGGATGCAAAAGGAAATAAAAACGCAGAATTGATAGAAATTAAACCAAGCAGACAATCAAATCCAAAATTAGCACGTGGTAGGGGTGAACAGGCTCAAGTTGCAGTAAATTATGCAAAATGGGATGCGGCAACTCATTGGGCTAGAAAACGTGGTATGAAATTTAGAGTTTTAAATGAAGGCGACATTTACTCAAATACTAGAAAACAAAAAGAAGTCAAAAGACGTAAAAAATAACACACCTTAGGACCGATATAAGTTACTTATATCTAAGGTGAGGATGCCGTTATCCTTTAATCATATCGCTACTATGTTTACAAAAAACGGCACTTTCCTATAGAGATAAATACGTATATAATGATGAATGAAATAGAAAATATAGTTTCAGAGAAAACTATCGCTGTTATGTACGAACCTGGCGCTGGAGGAGACTTCATATGTACGCTATTGTCACTTATACCAAAAATATATGGAGATAATTTGAACATGGCACCAGAAAATGACGGTAGAGTCAAATCTATGGTCAATAATAAGATAACAATACAGTTAAATGTACAAAAAGTGTTAGATGATTACAAGTTTTGGGAAAAGAAAGACTTACAGTCAGAAATATTAGATAAAATATTAGATATTGCAACACTTAAACAAGAAATAATCAATAATGATTCTTTATATATTTCTAAAATACATCCTTATATCTATGAAGATGCAGAAAACAGTTTAAAATTATTAAATCATTTAACACATAAATATTTTAAGAGTAAGAAAATACTTATAACTAGGGATAAAGAAATATGCAAGAAAAATCATATATTGAAAAATGATTTCGATTATGATATAATTAACTATAATACTTTATCATATAGTAGAAAATGGTTCGATGATTTTAGTATTATAGACAAAGAATTCGATGTATATCATTTTAATTTTTCTGATTTAGTAATTAATCCAATCAGAACATTTAATATGTTGATGAATTATTTGGAAATAGACATAGACACGATTGATAAACAGAAATTTAAACAATTATATCAGGAATATATACACAAGCAACAGTATATCGAACCTGGGAGGTATTGGAAATGACAAAAAAACTTGAAGAAACATTTAATATTGCGCCTGAAGAAGCACCTGAAGAAGAAATTCAGGATGAAACTCCAACAATAGAGGAGTCAAAAGACCTTACAGAATTATTAAATGCAGATATTGAAATTGCAGAGAGAATTGATGATGCACTCCCAATGGTATCTGATTTAAATCAACATGATAGAGAGATGGACGATATTCATCAGAAAGCCTTAGATACATTTAAAGACTTAGTTGAATTAGGAATGAATGTAGAAGTACATGCTGGTGCCAAGTTACTTGAAACAGCAAATGCTATGTTAAAGACTGCAATGGAAGCCAAAGATAGCAAAGTAGATAGAAAATTAAAGATGATTAATTTACAATTACAGAAAGCAAAGTTAGATTTTTCTAAAGAAAAGAAAACTGGCGGAGATAATGAACTAGAAAGTGATGGTTCAGTGACGTTAGATAGAAATGAACTATTAAAACGTATCCAAAATGCAGATAAATTAACAAAAAAAGATAAATAAGAATAGAATGTATTGGAGATACCAATGAAAACTTTTAAACAATTTTTAACAGAGTCAACTAAAGAACATAAATTAACAATTCGTTTCGGTGCTGAACTTGATGAGGGAAGCGAGAACCGTATTGAAAGATTTTTGGGAAAGTATGACCTAAAGGTGATGTCGAAAACATCAACTACCCCTATTACTAAAAGCCCAATGTTCTTTGAAGACGATGTAGAAAATGTCAAAGTTTCAAAGATTGATATAACAACTGGGTATCCACTATCAGCAGATATTTTGCGCCAACAACTGAGCGATTTACTAATGATGCCGTTAACTCACGTTGCAGTACATCCTGAAGGATGGGAACCAACTGAAGAAGAAGAAAAAGAAGAAGGTAAAGCAGTTCTAGGAACTGAATATGGTGACGAATCAGATAATGGCAAGCATTATGGAAAAACTTTTGTAGATAAATTCTTAGATGAATTGACACCATCTGAGAATGAAAAGGTGGAAAACGTACTAAGTTTAACACCTGCACAAGATGAAGCACAAGAAGTCATGTCTAAGGACGACCAGTCAAGTGATTCTGTTATTTCGGGAAAAAATGAAATCCCAGACCCTATGGAGATAAAAAAATGAAAAAACATTACAACCTAAATGTAACAGAAGACAACGGCGAGTCAGTTACAACTTCAAATACAAGCACGGAACATGCTTCTGAGATTTTACGTATTATGAAATTAGCAGGTATTACACCTGAAGCAATCGAAGAACATGGCGAAGCAGAAATGCAATATACGCCAGCAAATGACGAACTAGATTTAGATGATTATTCTAAAAAGTCACCAGAAAGCATTGCAAAGCAAAAGAAATCAATTCAACCATCACATGGTGATAACCCGTTAGAGTATTCATTAGATGAAAACGAAATCTTTGAAACATTAATGGCTGAATTTAAATCAGAAATGTTAGAAGAAGGCACATGTCCAGAATGTGGCGGAAAGAAGCACAAATTAATGGCATGTAGTTCTTGCGGGTGCAGTGAATCTATTGAAGAAGAAGTAGTAAACGAACTTAATGTGCCTAACGATAAAGAAAAAGTTATAGCACAAATTCGAAAATTAGACAAAATGGCAGATGAAGCCAGAGCAAATGATGACCCTAACAAGGCAATGGCTATTGAACGTGGAAGTGAAATGACGGCACTATATAACAAGTTAGAAAAACTTGGTGGCGACCC